CGCTGGTGGCAATGCCGGCACCGTCGGCAGTATAGGTCGCGGTGGATGCCTGAATCACCTGAAATGGCTGGCATTGCATAGTCGCTGCACCCGCGAGCGACGACGACAGAGCGAGGGCGAGCGCGAGCGCACACGCCCCATAGAATGGCTTCATCATAAAATTTCCCTCGGAAGAGTGATATGCCGCTGAGTGGGGCGCAGCGGTGGCGCCGGATACTCAAACCTTAGAGCTGCGGCCCGTTAATTCGACGGAACGTGAACCAGCCCAACCGGATCGGTACAGCCCGACGGCATCCACGGCAGGAAGTCGCGCCAATCATGCGGCGGGGCCCCGATGTCAGCGAGGCCGGCGCTGGCGCGGCTGGTGAAATACGAGTTGGTGCCGTCTAGGGTTACGTCATTGGTGTTGGCGCCTCGTGTTGAGATCGGGACCAACACTCCTGTCGAATCGGAGTCAACAGTTCCGCCAGCACCAGGCACTCTGGAAGCGGAGTCGAACCACACAAACTTGTTATTGCTCCACGTCTGATGGCTATCGAGCGGAATCCCAAGGCTGAAGAACCAGTGGGCGCTATTGAGCTGCTGCGCAACATACGTGCTGTTGTTTACAGTCGGCGCATTCGGCTGAACGTTGGCCTCCCAATCCCCCCCATATCGCATGCTGTCCCACGAATTCATGTCGGTCCAAGATTTGGTCGATCCATCTCCGTTGACTGACAGGATCTTGTCAAAGTGGGGTGAGCCAGAATCCATGTCCACAGTCTCGCTGCCGTTATAAACGCCGTCGATATTCTGTAGGAACATAGAGCAGGTAAAATTCGCCACCTGTGAGCGCTCTTTGAACGTATGGCCAACAATGGCCTGCTCGAAGACGCTGTTGACGGCATTGGTTATCGAGTGCGTTCCGCCCTCTCCCATATAGATAATGTGTTCTGGGCCGTCGCCGCCGCCACTTCTGGCGAACACGGAGTTATAAAAATTTACCGTCTGGTCGACCACATTGGAGCTGATGAGGTTCTGTAGTGAGTCGTGGGCATAGACGTTGCGCATGGTCCATGTTCTAAAATCTCGGATGCCGATCATCCAATAGGACCACGGACCAAGCTCTATATTGTCAACGGTAAGCGTCGGTGGGCCGGCGCTGACGAATTCGAAATCAACGCCCATAAGGTTTCCCGCGGTTTCGGTAGACCCAAACAGGTGCGCCCGAGTTTTGCCGCCGTCCGGGGAGAGCCCCTTCAGCCACAAGTGCAGTGGGTGCTGCGGGATCAGCTGGGCTTGAATTGGGGGTATCTGATATTCACCAGCCGATATTTTGATCTGCACGTTATCCCAATTGAGGTCGCGGGCACTGTTCATGGCCGCGTACGGATCGGTAAAATCGCATCCTCCGGTGATACATACGGTAAGCACGTGGTCTGGGACGAACGGGTCCGCAGCCAGCGCCACAGGCAATGTCGCGACCGGGGCCGGCGGATCAATCGCTTTGGCGACATAGAACGTGTCCGACCTCGTGGCAACATTGAAAGAATTGTGCAAATACCAAACGACCGTAAAGCCCACATCTCGATCGGCTTTTATCACAGGGGCTGTAAGGTTTACCGTAAAGGAAGGCGTAGCCGGAAGGTACGCATAATTGGTGCTATCGTCCCCAATTACCTCCCCAGTGCCCTGTTTGACTTGCACGAAATCCGTCGTAGTAGATGAGCCGCATGTGCCAGTAACAGTGACCGTCTCGCCCGGCGCGTAAGTCGATTTGTTGAGGGCCAGGTGCGGCCCCCCACCACATCCAGAAGTGCCGCCAATGATGGTCAATTGCTGCAATTTGGGGCTGTTGGTGAAGTTCGAGTCGGTGGCCGAGACGCAGAGATCGTAATTGCGGGCAGTGGTAAGGTTGGCGCCGGCGATGGAAACGGTCGAACCCGAGAGCGTGAACGAATTATTGTCGGCGCCGGGGCAGTTCACGCCGGCGGTCTTGGTGTAAGTCCCGGCGAACGATCCGGTGCTCACCTGGGTCGAGAGAGTTCCGATTACGGTGTTGGCGTTTGGTGCCACCGCGACAAAGGTGCTCGGCGAAAGGGTGATCGAGCTGATGACACCGCCTCCACCGCCTCCCCCTCCGCCTCCGGGGACAATGACAAGAGTGGCCGGAGTTGGATCGAATGGATTGACGAAGGCTTGGGTGGAGGAGCCACCCGTCAGGCTTGTCGTCGAGGAGAACAGGCCTGTAGATAGGTTGAGCCATGACGCCTGGAGGGAAACCCCACTGGCCGACGACAGATTTACCGTTATGTTCGCGCCAATCCGATCGTACACAATGTATTGATGCCCAGCGGTATCGACGAGAGCTGTCCCCGTGCTGGACAAGTCGCCACGCGGCAGCATGGCGGTCATGTCGACCATCTTAGCCACAGTATTGGTATGCTTAATGGCCGCGCGGTCTACTTGGTCGTAAAAAAGGAAGCTAGAGTTAAAGACGGTATAATTTCCCGCCACGCCACTACCCTGGAGGTCGTCCATATAAAGCACGTTGTTGCCATTCATAAATGTCGACCAGAACCAATCGGTTCCGCCGCCCAAGCCAAACTGGTGATCCGTGTCGGCAAACACCGGCTTAGAGATATTAAAGACCTCTGGAACGAGGTTATAATCTTGATCCTCCATAAAGTCGGCACTGCTCGAGCCAAATTGAGACGATGGAAGATTTACACCGACTGGGTGGTGCATGTACCCCTGTGATGATTCATACGAATGAACGTAGTTGACGATCGTCTCCTGAAACGGCCACGTCTCGGGGTCCGGCTCGTTCACCACCTCATAAAGTACGCTAGGCTCCTGCGCTAGGGTGTCAAGCAGGTGACGAAGATACGCCTGCTGGAGGGTCCAGGTCGTTGAATCGGCGCCGGTGTATGCAGTGTCAACGTTGGTTGTCGTGCCGTTGATGTTATTGGCCCCGTTCCAGAAATCGAACGCCCAATCAGGATCGTGATACATCGCGAACAACATGGGCATTACGTAGATGCCCTTGGAGGCGGCGTACTCGACGTTTGCCTTCAAATTATTAAAGAACGCCGCGTTAAACGAAGTGACGTCGATTTTATTGCCGCCATCGCCCGCGCAGCATGTACCGGAACGATTAAATGGGATTGGCGTCACATTGCCGACGTCGGAATTAAACCGGATACCAGAGATCTCCCAATGCCGGATGACGTTTGCGTTAATACTCGACAGAAAATCGGCGAAAGCATTGAAGGAAAAAGGCCCAAAGTTAGCCGTCGACGTGTAGCCACTAAGCCAGTGATGATTTCCCGTCAGGTAGATTCCCTTGCCGTCCGGCGTCTTGAAGTAATGCGGGTTGGAGCCTAGTACGGCGAGCGGCCCCAGCGCGTTCGTCACCGTCGCGGGCGTTACCGTGAGGGGCGTGGTTGCGCTTATGGTAAAGCCGTCGTTGAGCAAATACCGGATCTCATAATCGCCTGCGGCAGGGGCCGTAAGCGAGATGGTGGCCGGGAGCGCCACGGGCGAGCCCGGCGGGGTTTGTGAACCGTTCAGGTAGGCCCACGTGCCGATCGTGGTCGAGCCAGAGCCGGTCGGGACGATATTGATCCAGTCCCTCGCGTTCCCCTGTCCATTCGACAGCGTGATTGAAACCGGAGTCCCCGAGGTGACGGTTGATCCGCCATTCACCACCAACGATGGGCCACCTGTGCCGGTGACGGTAAAACCCTGGTACTGCGGGCTGTTTGTGAACGCTCCGTCGGTCGCGCTGACGCAGATCGCTTTGCTTCCCGCAGCCGTGATGGCGGTGCCGCCGATCTTCAGGGTCGAGCCGGCAATCGTGAAGAGGCCGTTGTTGGCACCCAATCCAGAGCACCCACCTGTCGTGGACAGGGCGAATGTCCCAGCGAATGACCCAGAGGATACCGCCGCGAACAGCGTGCCGACCGTCGAGCCTTGGTTGCCGGCCGTCGCCACAAAAGTCGCCGGTGTCAACGAAAGCGTGTTGATGGTGGCGCCACCGCCACCGCCCGCGTTGACGTGCAGGTGCATCTCCCCAAGGACCGGACGCCCTCCGGGCCCACCACCCGTGGATTTGACCTGCACCATCTGCGATGCGTCGCACGGGATGGTCCCGACCGTGACCAGGTTGTTCCCGCTGATCGCGTAGTGCGTCGGGTCCGAGGCCTTATAGATCGACCAGGTGCCGGGGGTAGCGCCTTGGGTCAGCCCCATGGTGTCCACCACGGTCCCCGGCGAGGCACCGCAAGACAGCGTGGCAAATTGGTGGGTGTGCGTAACGACGGGAGGCACGCCGGCCACCACCACCGTTGGGTCCCAATTGTATTGCGGAGTGGCCGGGTTATAGTTGCCGGGCGATCTGGTCTCAACGTCAGCTAGCGCATGCGATACGTCATATCCCAGGATGGAGAGCCCCCATATTGCTTGATGTGCATAAGGGATGTAGCCGTTATTCGCGTAACCGCCGCCGGGGCCGGGATCGTACAGGAACCGCTGCTTGGGGCCAAAGTTAAGGCCGGCCCCGCTTTGGTTCTGTACCAACACTCCACCAACTGTAAAACCGGTGAAATTCTGCCCAGCAACCGGACATTGACTCGGAAAGGCAGCGTGATCTGCCGCTGTGCACTGCAGGAAAAACGTCTGATCCGTATTGTTTACGTTGGTAAACGTGAACCAACGATTGCCGGGCAACTGATCGATTATCGTAGAGTTCTGACCGAATCCCGATACGTTCTTTAACGAGTCGCCGTTGGTCAGCGACGTATTGCCCGGAATGGAGTTGAGTTGGAGCTTCCCACCAGAAAGGACGTCAATATAAATATCAAAGGTGCCAAAATCCGAGGCGTCTACGCCGTTAACAAACGGGCCGTAAATGCCGCCCATCTCAGAGCCAGTGTTTGGGTGATCGCCTTCATGAGTAAATGGTTCGCTGGCATAATCGATGGCCCAATAAGTAGACATCATGCCGTACATCTGGCCGCCGATCTCGCCCTCGTAAATCTTGGCGTCAGGCATGGTTATAGTTTCAGCCAGCGGCGAATGCTGAAACGTCGTCATGAGGTAACCAGCGGCCTCTATATGGGCCTTGATGAACGTTTCATCGAAAACAAACATATTGCCTGGCGGATTTAACGATCCGGTAAATCCTACGCTGCTCGGACCGTCGCGATAGCTTAGAAAGGACGGCCAAAAATTGGCGTTCTCAGTAAGCAGGTCGGCGAAGTATGAGCGCTCCGGATTGTTGGCTAAGGTCGGCACCAAGGGGTAATCATCGGCGCCAAAGGTGGCTCCGTAGGAGACATCACGCATCAACCACGCGCTACCACGAGCTTGGTAGACGTTCGTCAACAAGCCCCAGTAATGGTAGATGTTGCCGTCACTGTACCGTCCGTTAGCATCGCGAAAACCTCCGCCGCCAAGATCGCTAGCGGGGCCGACGGCCACTTGCATAACATCGTTGGCAGCGCGCCATTGTATTAGGTCAAGGAAGTGACGATCGCCGAACAACTGATAGGTGAATCCGGCAAACCCAGGCATGTGATCAAGCCCGGTGTAAACGAGACCGCCCGAAAGATCGTACCCACCAGGATTCAACTTGCCTGATGGATCGGCCAACCCATTCATAGGTCCGGGCGGGATGTGAGTTTGATTTCTCGTTAACAAACCGGTGTAAGAGCCGCCATTGCCGTTCCCACCAGGGCCGGTTGGCGGGCCATTGTTGAGGGCCGGGATGCGACCTGTCGCCTCATCCAGCGTGGTCCCATAACCGTCCCGCGGCGCACAATACGAGGCCGTCCTGGCGGCATCCCAATCCGATTCGGCCTGCGTGACAAACGCCTGAGCCGAGTATTCGTTGGAGATACCAATATCAGAGCGAGCGCCAACATCGCCCGTACCCTTCATGTTCATGTAGCCCATCGGGCCGTAAAGATTAGAGAGCCCTATGGAGTAATCCGTAAGACCGGTAGTGCCGGGCTGAGTTAGATTGAGAGGGATGATCACCCCGGTGCGCTCCCAATATTGCTTTTCAGCAAGAGTGAGCGCCGGGTAAACCTTTCGTGTTACCCGAGTGGCCGAGCCAAAGGGCGACCAGTTGGATAGCCCAGTCGCATCAACGGTTTCCCATGTTTTGAAATGGGGATGCGGTATGCGTGCCGAGAAGGTCGTTGTTCCAGAGCCCAGCGCGCCGCTGAGCGCCTCGCTGTCGGTCTGCGGGGCCTGTAGGAGATTGACGTACCGCGTCTCACCTAAAGTAGACGTGCCCGCGCTGCTGGCTGGATATACATAAAGCAGCTGCCCATTGGTGAGCCCCCCAAGGCAGCCGCCCGAGCACGTCACCCGCGTCGCCTGCCCGTTGTACCACGCGTTGAGGCCGGTCGAGGATGGTATTAATAAGCAATTGCCGTAGCCTCTATAGCAGGAGGTATTCCACGGACCTGATCCGGCGGTGAGCACCGAGGCCGACGAATTGGTAATCGTCGCGTCGAGGCCGCTCCAATCGTAGACATTGGTTGCCCCGTCATCGACCTGTGCACGATACGACAAGAATTGCGGGTCGTTGGCGAAACCGGCCGGGCCGACGTTTCCAGCGTTACCGGCGCTGCCCTGCGCGACGTTCATCCAGCTGTTGTGGATGTGGCACACCCACCGCACATCGCCCGCCGAAGTACCATCGGAGGATTTGGTGAAGAGGTCGATGTTGCACTGCGCGTAGAGCAGCGGATCTTTGTGTCCACTCGTCGCATACGTAAATAGCCCGCTCACGACGTACTCATCCATCACGTTGCCGGCGGCAACGTGGCGTGGAGCATCGCGCCCGGTGTTGGCGATATTGTCGCAGATGCGGAACGTCGCATCCCCGGAATCGCGCACCGTGTCATTCGTGTTACGGATGTCGGTGAGATGGATCTTCAGGTCATGCGCCGCGGGGCCGCTGCACAAAGCGGTTAGAGGCTGGTGCGAGGATTCCGCGTAGGCTCCCGCCGTAGAGATAAACTCGAACTGTGTGGTCGCCCCATTAGCCAGGGACGACGGCAACCAAGCGGCCCAGACCGCATGGCGCCACGAACCGTTGCCGCCGTTCTCGCGCCATGTCGAGATCTCGTTCCACTGCTGGCCGGCGAGGGCTGTGTGGGTCGAGGCGCTGCGGATCAGCGGGTGGGTACCTGGCATGATATCGCCATAGGCGAACCCCTGGCCCATGGAAATGGGCGAGCCGGCGGGCAAGGTCGCCCCGGAGAGGTTCTTAAAGGTGACCGTTGTTATGGCAGAGCCGACCGCGATCCCATTGACGGTTAGCCCTTGAGAGAAAGGACTGTTGCTGAACGTGGCGTCGGTCGCCGTTACGCAAATCGCATAGGCGCGCACGGTGGTAACGTCGGTTCCGTGCAGCTTTAGGGTCGCTCCGGTGAGTGTGAACAGACCGTTATCGGCGCCCAATCCAGAGCACCCGCCAGTCGTCGAGAAAGCGTAGGTACCAGCGAAGGAGCCCGAAGAGACGGCGGTGGACAATTGCCCCACGGTCGCGTTGGCATTGCCGGCTTGCGCAACAAAGGAGGCCGGCGACAGCGCAACCGAACTGATCGAGAGCACCGCGCCGGCGTTGCCCGTGACGGTGAGTTGCTGCAATTTGGGGCTGTTAGAGAACCCGCCCTGAGTAGCGCTGACGCAAATGTTATAGGCGCCCGCGCCGGTTATGTCGGACGCGCCGATATGGAGTATCTCATTATGGGTGCCGGTGAGCGTGAACTTGGCATTGTCGGTGCCGGGGCAGCTGAGGCCGGTGGTCAGGGCGAAATTGCCAGTGAAGCTTCCGCTCGACACACTAGCCGTGAGAGTGCCGACCGTGGTGGTGGCATTGCCGGCTTGCGCGGTGAAGGAGGATGGATTTAGCGCGACCGAGTTGATCTGTGGAGTGCCGGTCACGATCAGCGGAGTGGTCGCGACGATAGTGTTGCTGGATGACCCCGGCGATGTGTAATAGCGGATCTCGTAGGTTCCCGGAGCGCTCGGGCCCGTCATTGTGTTGGTGCCAGAGGTCAACTGCGGAGATGGCGGCGACGCCCCGTCAGGATTGCCGTTGAGATAAGCAAAGCAGCATTCATTGGCGCCGGCATTTGGCCAGCTCGGCGACCCTGGAACCGCAATAGTCATAAAGTCGTAAGTATTCCCGACACCGCCAGCGAAAGTCACCGGGATAGAGGCGCCCGGCGCGACCGACGAGCCCTGGAACAGAATGAGCGATGGACCATTCCCTTGGATGGTGAGGGGCTGCAGTTTGGGGCTGTTACTGAACGATGAGTCGGTGGCAGACACGCAGATGTGGTAGGCAATGCCATTGAAGGCGGCGGATGAGCCGATCTTCAGGGTCGAGCCGGTGATCGCAAAGCTAGCGTTGTTCGTGGAATCGCATCCAGCTCCCGTAGCCAGGGCGAAGGTGCCCCCAAAGGTGCCCGAGGAAACTACGGCAGATAAGGTTCCGACGGTCGAATTCGCATTGCCGCTCGATGAGGTAAATGACGACGGCGTCGCGGAGACCGAGGTAATCGTGGCCGCGGGACCGCCCGTGCCTGTAATGGTCAGCTGTTGAGCGAATGGACTGTTCGCGAACCCCGCGTCGGTCGCCAGCAGGCAAATCGCATAGGCGCGCGCGGTGACGACGTCGGCGGTGTTCAGCTTCAGCGTCGAGCCCGTGATCGCAAAGCTGGCGTTGTCGGCACCGTGAGTGGCGCACCCACCCGAAGTAGACAGCGCATAGGTCCCGGCGAATGTGCCCGTCGAGACGGCGGTTGAAAGGGACCCGACCGTCGCGTTGGCGTTGCCGGCTTGGGCCGCGAAAGTAGCCGGCGTCGCGGTAACCGAAGTAATCGTGGCGGTCGGAGCGCCAGCGGTACCGGTGACAGTCAGCTGTTGCGCGAAGGGGCTGTTCGAGAAATTGACGTCGGTCGCCAGCAAGCAGATAGCGTAAGCACGAGCGACAGTAACGGCGGACCCACCGACCTTTAGTGTCGTCCCCGCAATCGCAAAGCTGGCGTTGTCGGCGCCGTGACCAGAGCACCCGCCCGAAGTCGATAGAGCATAGGTGCCAGCGAACGTGCCGCTCGAGACGACCGATGAGAGCGTCCCGACGGTAGCGTTCTGATTCCCAGCTTGGGCGATGAATGACGACGGCGACACCCCGACCGAGTTTATCGTGGCGGCTGGCGGGGCTGCCGTGCCGGTCACCGAGATTGGAAAGAAAGCGGGGCTATTCCCGAAATTAGCGTCGACGGCCCGCACACATAGCGCGTAGGTCCGGGCGACCGTAACGGCGGTAGTGTTGATCGAAAGTGTGGAGCTTGTTATCGAAAATGCGGCGTTGTCAGTCCCGGGACAATTTGTACTAGTCGCCAGCGCATATGTACCGGCGAAGGCGCCGCTCGATACGACGGCGGTGAAAGTCCCAACCACCCGATTTGCGTTGCTAGACTCGGCTACGAACGAACTCGGCGAGACTGAGATCGAGTTAATCTGAGGACCATTGGCACCGAAGTATGTCTTGAGGTCGCCTAACGAGTGGCGGAAGCAAGGCGGCGAGCCACCGGGACATACCAGGATCGAGTCGGAATCCGAGAGCGAGGGCCCTGGGACTAGCTGGGGGACGGTTAATCCCTGTGGGTTCTGCGCAAAAGCAGGAAGCGCCAGGAACAGTAAGGCGATCAGCAATAAGCCAAGGCGTTTTGTCACTAGCATTTTCCTTACTGAACGACCAGAGGAACGCCGGCACCGGTGACCCACCAGGCGGAGTTGCTTTTGGCGATGAATTCTGCGCAGCCGCGTCCGAGGCTGATTGCCTGCGTCGGCGCGAGCGGACCCGAGGGTGTGTTGATAATCGTCCCGTCCGCTTGGGCGTAGACCAGAACCGGCGTAGTGGTCTCGTCGCACACATAGGTGTGCCCGAACGCCACAGCGGCCGGCAGACATACCCCCGCTCCCGGGGGCACGGTGCTCACGTAATTCTGTTGCGTTGTCAGCGCTGTGCAGTTGGCCTGCGTCGTGCCCATTGCGGAGAGTCCCGTCGAGCCCGAGTCGATTCCCAAAGGAACGTGATAAGCGCCGCCTCCGTCGATCGAGATAGACTGGCCGTCAGGCCGGCCGGCGCCGTTCGTAGTATTGGTGGCCAGCGGCAGAGCGGCAGCCGGTACTAGCGCCTGCCATGACGGCGTACCTGGCTGGCAGGTTACGACTTGCGTGTTGGGGTCGGTCGTGCAGGCGCCGGGGAGGTTGATATGTACGGCGCTTGTCGAAGGTGCAGCCAAACGAGCGAGCGACCCATTGGCACCACGATAATAGGTGTCGCCCGACGCATCCGACCCGAGCGTGATGGTTGGCGAGGTTAGAGTGAGGCCGGAGGCGAGGGCCGGGGTGGTAATGGCACCCGGAGCGAGCTGCGACGGGCCGATCTGTTTGTATGTGTTGTCGTTACTTAGGAGCCGCGTACCGTCATAGTTGGCCGTGGTCGGTAGGCCGACGAGCGCCCGATAGCCAACGCCATCGCTGAATATCATCGCGCCTTGATTGGACCCGAACACAATGTTCGCACGACCATTGATCAGCGCGTTATTCTGGGGGGTAACAGAATTCCCCTGTGCTACGGAAAAGTAGGTTGAACCGAACCCTGCGCCGAAACCGGCTGTGGCGGGCGTGTCGATTGTGTCGGCCTGCGCGGCGAAGTTGGTGCGGTAAACAATTTTGAATGCGTCAGTCGAAGGGAGCGCAAAGGCGCCCGCGACCGACTGCGTGTCGAGCACAGCCGACCATGCTCCGAATGCAACGGCCCATCCGGAGCATAAGCTCCGATCGTGGCCGGGACTCGGGCCCTGGTCGATGAGGAGGCAAGAGTCAGCGGGGAGCGGGGAGATCGCCGAAGGCTCGTCGCGGGTAAATTTGTTTGTCTGAGCAAACGCGGGCCAAGCCGCCATCATTGCGGCCAGGAATATGAGAAATTTAATCGGCATGAAGCATGAGTCTCCCGCCACCATTGTCGTGGAGGAGGAGGAAGCCCCCACCGTCGTCATGCAGGATAAGGAAGCCGGCGCCGGCACCGCGCCCGCTGACCCCGCCGCCGTGGCGCAACATGGCGAAGCCAGGGTGGAAGAGCAGTGCCGTTACGAGAATGATGAGCGCCAATAGGCCAATCGTTCGCATTCGGGGTTAACTCCCGTTGTTTGGCCAATAGAAGGATTGGAAAAATCGGCAGCTCTAGCTGCCGCGGTTCATGAAACGGCCGAGATTCGAGAAAAATAGCGTAGGTTGTCTATGCAGCGATCCGCCCCCGCCCGAGGAGTGTATCGCTGATCCTGCGATAGCCGCCAAAGAGCCGGCGCCTGCAAACGAGGCGATAACCGAGGCTTGAATAACCGCCGCCCCGTGAAGGCTTCCGGCCCCAGAAAATCCCGCCGATGCTGTCGCTATTATTGCGGCAGCCGACGAGAAGGAAGCGCTCGCGGTGAAGTGCGCTGATAAAAGGCCAGAGAGAGTGTTGGTTCCAGCAAGCTGACCGAGGCCGGCAAACCCGCCCGCGCCCGGCATGACCAAAAACGCTGGTAACGTCATGCCGCCTGAGCCAGCAAAGGCGGCTTGGGTTAGATACGCTATCGCGCCCTGGTTCCAGATTAGGGAACCAGAACCGGCAAATCCGACCGATGCGGCAAGAGATTGGCGGTCGGCTTCGGTGAGAGAACCAAAGCCAGAGAATGATCCCAAGCCTGCGGCGGCTAGGGCCAACCGGCTGAGAGTGAGCGAGCCCGCACCGAGAAACCCGGCCTGAGAGAAGATCGTCGAAACAATCGACGATGACAGCGTCGCCTGACCGGAAAGAGCCGCCCGCGCGGCAGCCGCGACACTTATGGGTACGGATATCGTACCCATTCCGGCAAACGCCGAACTGGCGGCGGCTGTCTGCGCCTCTGTGGTAGCGAGCGTGCCGGCGCCAGCGAACCCCGCGGCTGTATAGCGATAGGGCTGATCGAGTTCGGCAAGCGTTCCAAGACCGGCAAAGGCAGCCGGGTTTGTCGCGAACTGCTGCCCCAACACCGATGCGAGACCGCCTGAGCCACCGAATGCTGCCTTGAGCAGGTACGCGATCGCGCCCTGGTTCCAGACGAACGAGGTGGCTCCGAAGAATCCCGCGGCCGCCGAAAGATTGGCAACGTAGCTCGCCGCGAGTGAGCCAGCGCCAGCGAACGCACCGGTCGCCTGTGATCGAGCGATCGTCGAGAGCGCCAGCGCTCCCGCTCCGGAAAAGATCGATCCGATGACCGAATTCTGCGCGGCACTCGCGCTGATGGTTCCGGAACCTGCAAACCCGGCTCCGGTGACCCGATACGGGTTATCGAGTTCGGAGAGCGCACCAAGCCCCAGGAATGAGGCCAATCCTGACGCCGCGATAGATGATCCGGTGCCTAGCGTCCCAGCCCCTATAAATGCCGAAGCGGCGGCAGCGGTTAGAGCGACCGACGAACCAAGTGCTCCACCCCCAGCGAACCCAGCAAGCGCGGCGCGGTACGGCGCGAGGTTGCTGGAGAACGCACCGAGCGCGGCTAAGGTCGCGGCGGCGGCGAGCGCCTGATTTTGAACGGTCGATAGGGTGCCGGCGCCAGCAAATCCGGCTGACGTATAGCGATATGGCGCGTCGAATTCGGATAGTCCGCCGAGGCCGGAGAACGTCGAGGATGCTGCAAGCGCCGCGACAATCTCGGTCGAGAAAGATGTGCTTCCGGCAAATGAAGAGCGCGCAGGTATCGCCGAGGCGGCGAGGACGGCAAGTGAACCAGCTCCAGAAAACCCGGCTGCCGTTTGGCGGTAAGGCGCATCAATTTCAGTAAGCGCGCCCGCCCCGGAGAAGAGCGCGGCAGCAACGGAACTCTGGGCCTCGAGGGCCCGAAATGACCCGACGCCCGCAAAAGCGGCTCGGAGCAGATAGGCAATCGCCCCTTGGTTCCAGACGAAAGAACCGACACCTGCAAACCCCGCAGCTCCTGCGAGATTAGCTAGGTGATTAGCCGAGAAAGAACCAACTCCAGCGAAGCCTGCGCCGGCATACGCTTGCGCGAGCGCTGTGGAATCTAGCCTGCCAGACCCCGCAAATCCGGCTGACGTATAGCGGTATGGCGAGTCGAGTTCGGCGAGAGCGCCGAGCCCGACAAACGCAGCAAGTGCGGCGGCGGCCTGGGCGGAGGAGACAGCGAGCGAGCCGCTTCCGCTGAAAGACGAGCCGGCGACCGCGTTTTGCGACGGTGATGCGTTGAGCGACCCGGCACCAGCAAACCCGCCGGATTGCGGGATCATCGACGTGATCAGAGCGTTAAGAGAGGCGGTCCCGGCCAAGAACGCAGCAACGGCCGAATTCTGCGTTGCCGCCGAGCCGAAAGCGCCTAGGCCAGTAAAAGCGGCCGGGTTAGTGCCGAATCTCTGCGCCGTTAGAGCGTTCAGCGCGGCGCCTCCGACGAGCGTCGCATACCCGGCCGCCGCCAGGACTGATAAGGCGTTGAGCGCGCCAGCACCAGAGAATGACGCCATCGCGACGGCCGACAGCGCAGCGGAAACCGCCACGGAGCCGCTTCCGGCAAAGGATGAGCCGGCCGCTAGGTTTTGCGCCGCGGCGGACCGGAAGCCGCCGAGCGCGGTAAAGGCTGACGCGGCTGCCGCGTTCTGTGCTGAAGCCGCGCCAAGCGAGCCAGCGCCCGCGAAACCGGTCGATTGCTGGATCACCGACGTGATCAGCGCGTTGAGGACGGCGATTCCGGCAAAGGCGGCGGCGGCGGCTGAATTCTGCGTTGCCGCCGAGCCGAAAGCACCGAGACCGGCAAAGCCAGCCGATGTGTAGCGGTAGGGCGAATCGAGCTCGGCAAGTGCCCCGACGCCAGAAAACGCCCCGAATCCAGCGGCATTGAGAAGCGCCAAAGCGTTGAGCGCGCCGGCTCCGGCAAATCCCGCGGCCGTGTATCGGTAGGGCGAATCCAGCTCGGCGAGCGCACCGAGACCGGCGAAACTAGCCAGCGCGAACCATACGGTTGCGCCGGTTATGACGGAGTCGAGATCGTTGAGTGTACCGGCGCCGGCGAACGATCCGGCGGCAGCCGCGGTTAGTCCTGACGAAGCGGCGAGCGCGGCCAAGCCAGCGAACGCCGCGGCCGTGTACCGGTAGGGCGAATCGGCTTCGCCCAGCGCTCCGAGGCCCGCGAATGCTGAAAATGCTGAAAATTGCTGAGATGTAAGTGTGCTTAGAGAGCCGACCCCAGAAAAAGCGGACGCGGCGGCCGCTCTTTGAGCCAATAGCGCGCCAAGCGTGCCGGCGCCCGCGAACCCAGCGGCGGTGAAACGATAGGGCGCGTCGCTCTCGGTAAGCGCGCCGAGGCCAGAAAACGATGCAAGCGCCGCAGCGTTGAGGAGCGACGAGATGTTGAGTGAGCCGCTCCCGGCAAGCGACCCGGAGGCGGCAGCGTTCAGGGCCGCAGAGGACGCGAACGCACCCAATCCAGCGAACCCGGCGGCCGTAACGCGATAGGGCGAATCGGTCTCAGCGAAGGCGCCGACACCGGCAAGAGAAGCCCACGCAGCCAGGTTTTGATGGTCTGTTTCCGCAAATGCTCCGAGACCGCCGAACCCGGCAGCCGTGAAGCGGAAAGGCTTGTCAGTCTCCGCGAATGCCCCGGTGCCGCCGAATGAAGCGGTCTCCGGGTATGTTAGAGATGCAGTCGTCCCGAGAAGACCAGACCCGGAAAGCGAAGCGTATGCCGCGGCATTAAAAGCGGTCGGGATGCCGACGGCTCCGGTCCCAGTAAAGCCTGCCGATCCTGCCCAGGCCGTAATGGCTCCGCCATGGACGAGATAGATCAGGTCGTCTGGGTAAGGCGGAGTGCCGCCGATAGGACCGCCGCCGATGGGTCCGCCACCGATGGGGCCGCCTCGAGGGCCGGGTGCCCAAAAGGAGGCGCCGCCCGCGAAAGATGTGGATAGCTGGGCTCGCTGAGGGCGAAGGTTGCGACCGCCTAGCCCACCGACCGCAGCGAACGCCGCCGATAATTTGGTATTATACGTGATGACGATGAGGCCGGGCTGCCCCGGCGCGACGGATGCGCCCGCGGTAGCCGTACCGTGCGCACCGCCGGCGCCTCCGTAGATCCCCCCGGTAAAGCCGTTGCCGGTAGTCGTAGCGCCGGCCCCACCCGCGCCGACGCCGTGAGTAGCGTTGAATTGTGTCCCGCTTGCCCCAGCGCCGGCACCGCCGCTTACGGTATTGTTGTCAGCATTACCGCCATTTGCCCCAGCAGAGGCGGCACCAGTCCCATGTGGTCCGGCCGAGCCCCCTCCACCCCACGCGACGCTTGAATTGCTTTTGCCGCCGGCACCACCATTAAAGTGCACGGTGTTAGAGCTGCCGGTGCCACCCGTCCCAGCTACCGTCGTCGTACCAGTAACACCGTGATGAGCGGTGATCGTAATTCCGCCGGCTACGATCGTGGTGTCGCCCGTACCGCCGGCAGTCCCCACGGTGTATGACGTGCCGTTGGTAAGGGTTAGAGCGCCGGATTCGGACGCATACTCGCCGCCGCCCCCGCCACAGCCCGCTACAGAGGAGCTGGCTCGTAATGATCCGTCGCCGCCGGATCCGACGCACTCAACCTTATCGGCGAATCCAGGCCAGTCACCCGGGGCGCTGAATGTCCCGCTGGCCGTTAAAAAGATTTGCGTCATTCATCGGGCGGCTAGTTTAGCACCCAGGCCGCAGCCGATGGGCTTGGCGTGATGAGGATGGCGACGACGGTTGTGTTGATCCCGGCTGTTGTGGTCTTGGCTGCCGGCGCGACCGATCCGCCTGAGGCGGCTTGGATCGTGTACGTGGTGGCGGTGGTTTCCACCAGCCCGACGATACATTTGCCGAGCGTCGGCATATTGATGTTAGGCAGAGTTACGGTCGGTGTCGTGCCGGTCGGCAGCAGCAGGATCTTACCGCAGTCAGCTTGAACGACGTTGTAATTGTTGGATGTCAACGTCACCGCCTCGACGTCACCGTGATCTTCGGCGAGATGGGCAACCCACACGACGGCGGCAGAGGTGGCGCTGATCGCCGAATTGCTGTTGCTCGAATAGATAGAGCCGCGGGTGAGGGTCGTGCCTGACGCGGTATAGGTCCCGCGGCCGACCTCCCAATTCGCGCCATCGCGGATCGAGTAGGAGATGAGTTCGCCGTCGATAACGCCGGAAGCCGCGAAGGTCAGATATCCTGACACAGCCGAGCCAAGGGTGATCGTGCCGGTCCCGGGCGTCCCAGTAACGGTCATCTCCGCCATGTCGTGTAGAAAGGCGAGGGACGGGTTGCACCAGGAGCACAGGAACGGCAGAGCGAGGAGGAGGCGTCGGATCATGGCGGCGCCTCCCACACCCCCCAGTATGACGGGGGACCCGGAATGATGGACTCGTCTACGCCTTCGATGCGTACCGGGATTAGCGCTTCCGTGAGCAGATCAAGCACATCGGCCCCGTCATGCATCCAGGCTTGCCGTGTCGGCACAAAGCGCTGCCGGGCGTTAAGGACAAAGAGCCGGCCGCCGGGCTTCAGAGCCGCCGCAATGCGAGCGATGTCGTCCTTGACGTGAGCCATGTGCTGTAGCGCCCACACCGACAGCGCGAAGTCGAACCTTGCACCGAACCTGCACATCCGCTCGAACGCGATGGGAGCACAGCAGAGAAACCGGTCGGAATCGACGTATTCGACCGCTAAGCGCCGCATCGACGGGCTGATGTCGACACCAAGCACGGTCCAGTTGCGGCGAGCGATCAGAGGCCGGGCGAGCCGGCCGATGCCGCATCCGTAGTCGAGGCAGCTCGAGTTGACGATCGGCATATATCCGATGATCTTCTCGAGCAGGTACTCGGTCTCGACGGACCAGCGCTCTTCGGGGGTTCGCTTGCCGTCTGGGGTTAGGATTATGGACTTTGCTTGAGCGAGCGAGGTGACGTTAAAGATTGCGGGATCGTAAGCTAGTTCTTGCATTTGCCGTATCGGTGGGCGATGCGCAGTCGCTCTTTCAGCTTGTCACCCGAGAGCACGAAAGGAATGTTGTGGCCGGCGTGAAAGCCGAAGGTCCCTTCGGGGGGCGGCGCGGTGAATTCAAATGAGAACCGGGTCGCGAGCTCGGTTGGCGCCCAGCGGAACCCCTCGGCAGCCAAAGCTTTGCGGTGCTTACGGCAGATCGCGTCATCTTCCGGCAGCCATAGCGGAAGCTGCGCGTTGGTTCGCAAGAACCGCATCAGCGCCGTCGCGCGCAAGCAGAACCCGCCGTTGCCGACACGAGTGTCTTCAGTATAGCCATAGCGGTCCCAGAAACTGCCCGAATCGATCGGCCATGGTGCCCCGATGTAATCGTACTCGAGGAAGGCTTCTTCCCACCGATCGGCGTCGAGCACCCAGCTGTCCCACTGAATCCAGATGTAGTGGGGCGGCCTGATGAGCTTGGGCACCTCATACCACAGCGCCCGCATAGCCGAGATATAGCCGCCGTCGTAATGGTGGTACTCCGCCCCGGAAATCTGGATCTTCTTTGGGGCGTCGGTTAGGATAAGGACTTGGTCAGGAGCGATCTGGGCGAGTGAATCTTCCAGCGCCAGGCGTGTCAGATCGTGGGTGGAATTGTCGATCGCGACCAGCGCGATGGGAAGATCAAGAATTGAACTGCCCCATTTTTAGATTGGGATTTTCCATCAGCAACCGTTCGATCGCGATGCATACCGCGGCGAGGTCGGTACGGTCGATCACCATGCGCAACGTAGGCTCAAGGTGATCATCTTCGTAAAAGAACAACTGAACATCGCCGCCGCGGATGCCGTTGCCGATGACGCAGCCGAACCATCCCTTGACACGGGTCTCGGGGAGCTGGAGCGCGTCGTGATACCATTGGCCCGGATTCGCCGGACCAGTAGGAGCCGGAGGCAATGCGCAACGCACATCGCCGTGCCCGGTGATTTTTCCGAAGCCGCCTTGCATCAGTTGATCAACACCTCTAGAGATCCCGGCACCACGATTAGCGTGTCATTGGTCATGGGCGGTAGCGCTTCTTGATCTGCCGGCCCCGTATGCACGGTCCAACGCACATCATTGGCCAGCCGAGGAGCCTGCGGTCCCAGGTCCACATACCATCTCCAGCTGTTCCAGTCGCACATCTCCATCTCCGGTCAGTTGATCTGCGAGGTAAGCGCTCCCGCCGCAATGACGAGAGTGTCGCCTGTTATAACGACGCGGGGCGTCGCGAGCAAGCCAAACCATAGCTCGTTCCCAAGCGTCGCGGTCTGGAACAGGTCGTACTGGAGAATGCCGCTCAGCGTGCGAACCGAGGAGAACGCACCAAACGTCATTGCATTCAGATTAGTGGCTGACGCGGGTGTACCCGCTGCGTTGGCCCATGTGCAGGTCTGGCGCGAATAGCCCTCAGCGGTGCCAAGCTCACCCTGCGATCCGCCGAGTGATGTCGGAGATCCGGTGCACAGAGCAAGGAAAGGATGCGCGACAGGTAGGTTTGTCGTGCTGCCCTGGTTTATGTAATTCAAAAGGCCAACTTGCCCATATTGACTGACGTTCGCCATCGCTATACTATGCCTCTTCTGTCTCGTCCAGACTTTATGCTGTGGTCAGCGTTCCACAATGGCTGGAGATTACTATAATGACACGCGGCAAGGAATTGCGCGCGGTCGGTGAGGTCGAATGAGCACAGAGCTTTGACGTGGTCGATCTGCCACTCTGCGCCGTGATTCTGCCACGTCATGCCGGGAGAAAACTGAGCTTCAAGATAGCCTTTGAGGAATTCCACGGTGCATCCAAGGTCCTTGACCGCAGACCCCACCTTCTTACGCCGCTTGAGAGCCTTGTGGACTCGGGTCCCAAGCAGAATTTTTAATTTCTTCTGTATGTTGTCGTGATATTGTCGGGAGTTATATTCGACATGATACCGGGGGTTGCGTTCTTTCCATTCCTTATGAGACGCTTTCCGCGAATCTAGGTGCCTGTAATAGGACGCCAACAGAGCCGCGCGGAACTTTTCTGGATTACGAGCACGCCATTCTCGGGCATAGGTGTTAGTGCTCTCCCTATCCCGCTCCTGACGCGCCTTACACGAATCGTACTCACAACGCGTGCATCCGTAGCTGGAAATCCGCCGTTGGGCGACATGGCCCTTTGGGCACGGCTTACCATCGAAATATGTTTTGCGCCCGAGCGCGATAGCTTCCTTGCGAGAAACCAGCTCCATCACCCTTCCCTACTGGTCGCGCATTAATGTCAATAAGATTATTGTGTCTGTCAAATCTGCGCCAGCAACTATAACCCCAAAATTAGCAGCGTTATCCACGCTTTGGCATAGAGGGGTGCAAAACGCCGATCTGACGTCGCTCCCAACCGGATAGGTCTCGTTGCTGCTACTAATTACAATAGCGCTTGTTATTATGTCTCCAGCAACGGCCCGTTTAAAGATATTATCTGGATTCAACGCATCCAGTACTATTGAATGGAAACCACCGGCGGACCCATCTATGCCCGCTATAGCATATTGATATACAAACATTATGCGGTTCTCCTCTTCCACGTTAGCGGCAGGAGGCCGCTCTCTATTTCGATGGGTAGGTGATGCACAAAGGGTTTCGGTCCTCGTTCGCGGATGTAGGCGACGAGCTTTTCAAGCCCCTTGACCAATCCGACTTCCTGCTCGAAGCCCAAGAGGTTCCTGGCTTTGTCGGATGAGCAGACCGCGTGTTTTACCTCGCGCGGTCTGCTAGGCAGGAACACCGGATTGAAGTGTACCCCGGCTATCTCAGCAATGATCTCGCCCAAAGCAAGGATCGTCACCGCCCCTTCATCGGGACCGACGTTGATGATCTCGCCCTTCGCGATCGGGTCAAGCCCCATCCGCGCCAATGTCGGCACGACATCGTCGATGTACGAGAAGCACCGAACTTGCTTGCCGTCACCGTAAATGACCGGGCGCTGCCCCATAAGCATGAGGTTCGCCATGATGGCGGCGACGTTCCGATAGGGGTCGATATAGCGCTGGCGAGGCCCGTAAATGTTATGCGGTACTGCTATCGACCACTCGATGCCGTGGGTCTCGCAGAGATTGACCAGTAGCCGCTCGGCCGTCTCCTTGGCGATGCCGTAAGGGTCTACCGGATCAGGAGCGGCCCATTCATGGAACAGTAGGTGGTTATGGCGCAAGTTCCCGTAGCGAGCCATGCTCGAGGTGTAGACAATTCGCTTGACCCCCGCTGCTATCGCTGCAGAGAACACCGCGGCTGAGCCAGCGTAGATGTTGCGGCTGATTAGCGACGGAGAGAAGTGGCTGGTGCCTTCATACGCTAGCGCGGCACAGTGGAAAACCACGTCAACGCCATGTAGGTCGACCGGCGAGAGGTTTTCGATGTCAGTGTAATGGTGCAATCCGCTCGGCAGATTGGCAAGATCGCCTGTGGCGAGATTGTCACACGTAACAACGTCGTCACCGCGAGCCACGAACCAATCGGCCAAGTGTGAGCCCAGGAAACCGGCCGCGCCAGTGATGTAAATGCGCATTACCGAAGCATCCACACGGCTTGATCGACGATATGCTGAGCGTGTTTAACGCGAGTCTCCACGTCCTGGTTTAGACGCAATTCGATCGTCTCTCCGAGGTGGCTGTAAAGGAGTCGAATCCAATCGAGGTGCGGCCTCGGCGCCTCAAACCAAGAGCGCAACTCATCTTTGATGGAGCCCATAGCAACCATGCCGAGGCCATTGCAGTGAAAGAATTCAAACTTGGGATACTGCAGATCCTCAAACACGCGCCACACGCCACTATGACCGCCGAGTCTGGTGTCATGAAACAGCACGATGGCATCTGCAGTTAGCTTTGGTAGGTAATTCCGGTAATCGGCCAACACGCTTTCGTAGAGATGATCGCCGTCGATATGGAGAAGATCTATCGAAGCGTCATCAAATTGGGAGGCGGCGGCAGCAAAGTCGTCTCTGATGAGGGATGAGAATGGGTAACGCTCGTTGACTTGGCCCACCAAGCGAAACACCTCGTCTCCGTCATATGCAAATCCGCCCTGGTCTCCGGCCCAATTGTCGACCGCTACTGCCGACGTATGGTCAAGACCGAGCCACGAGATGGCCTGGCAAAGCGAGAAATACGAAAGACCGTTATAGGCGCCAAGCTCGACAACGCGCTTTGGGCGCAAGGTGTCGACCAAGTAGAAGGCGAACGGGATATGTTTTTCCCAACCGGTTTCGCAGAAATAATCGGGCAGCCAGAAGGATGCGGGGGAGAGGAAATTCACTGCGCCGCCACCGATTCGATCAGACACTCATCGCGAGCGCGAGCCATAGGAACAGGAAACTTCGGCGTCGCCTCGAGCATTCGCCGAGCGGTCTCGACGATCGTGTGAACCGAGATGTCGCTGATACAGGCCGCGCCGTTGTTCTCAAAGTTCGGGGTGCATGTCGTAAAGTCAGAATGCAAGCGGTGGCACGGGAAGCACTTAACGCGCTCGGGATCGGCATGTAGCACGGTCGTGTTGACAGCGTGCTTCCCGATGTTCTCCACGCTCGCGTGACTAACCATCAGGATCTTCGGCAGCGGCTCCATCGCCACCGCCCACCATGGTCCTGTGTCCGGCGTGATGACGAGATCGCACTGCATCACTTGCGTGAGGCCGCGGCGGATCGGCCATGTGTCCTGCTCTTTGGAGAGCGACATACACGTCGCCAAGCCTTCGAGCGATCCGGAGTATTGGTGGTTCTCCTGGCGGACCTGGGCTTCGATTTCCTGAGCGATCAGGCGGTCTTTGTCCCACCCGCCGAACAGGGCTACCGTCACGCCGAGCTCGCGGATCATTCGAGCAATGGCTATGCCCGCCCGTGGATGCCGTTTATCGATCCGGGTGCCAGAGCACACCCAGCCGATTATAGGGCCGCGCCCGATCTTCTCGCAGGTCTCGCGAGCCGCGGTTAACTCATCTTCGGTCGGAAAGAACCGTGGGCCGATCGGGTCATAGCCGATCTCGCAGACGTCGTGAACGGACTCCAGATAACTCCCGGCGCAGCGTTTGCGCCGCAGCGTCTCACCCCAATCGAACTCGGTCTGTCCCGGAAATAGCGCGTGCCGGAACTCGCACGAGTGCGACAGGTTACGAAAGAAATCATATTCGGTCGCGCGAACCCGAAACCATTTCTGCCAGTCGTCAGGCGATGTCAGCGGAATGTCCGCGTCCTCTTTGTTCGTAAGCTTATCAATGTTGGGGTTGTTCTCGAAAACGACCGACCACGGCTTTTTGGTAATGACCTCGACGTGGCCCCATTTGGCCTTTAGGCCCGGTAGCACAGAAGAGGCGATAAGATTGTCTCCTATGCCACCAAATCGCGCAACACAAGACCATTTATTATTAGGCACCGGACTGTGTCCCGTTGCGTATATTGTCCGAGCGATTCTCGATCTGGCCAATGATCAAAATTGCACTGCGTAATTCAGCGCGGGCTTCGACGTAATATCCCAAATTGAATGAGCGCTGCGCTTCTCTAAGCTGTGTTTTAAAGTCTTCTGCGTCGAGCGGTCTGCCGGCCAGACTCATTTCCTATTCCTGAGCCAATGCAGCCAGTTCCGCCGCATGCTTCCGGGTGGCGGCTTCGCGCACTACTATCGCATTCTCGCGGCGAATGACCTCGGCGAGCCGGCTGTCCACATCGCTGGCGGCAGCTGCGCGCAGAGCGGCTAATTCCGCCTCCCACTCGCGATGCGCCTCGGCGATCTCGGCTGCGCTCTGGCCGAGACGTGAAACGATCGCGGCTTCGTTGTCCTTAAACCGTCGCTCGATAGCGGCTTTCGCCTCGTTCATCTGCCGCTCCGAATCGGCGGTACGCTGAGCCAACGCCTGCTCGTCGTCGTGGAGTTTGGTCAACGACGCAGCCAACGAACGCTCGCGCTGGGAGAGTTTGGCATCGCGTGAGGAATTGGCCGCGTCCTTCGCTGCTGCGTCGCGTTCCTGGTTGACCAGCATGGCTTTGGCAGCGGCTATTTCTCGCTCCCGCCGATCGAGCGCGGCTACCCGCTCGGCATCGCGCTTTTCCGCCTTGTTGAGTTCTTCCTGTGCGACAGCTATCTCGGCCGACAGCTTGCGGAGTTCCTCTACGGCGGCCGGGATACTGGTGTCGGCATTCTTTACCCATTCGCGGATTTCGAGCAGTGTGCCGAGCGCGATCGCCTCAGCATTACCCGAACCTCTAGATCCCATCATCGGCGCGTCCTCGGTTTAGGGGTTGCTGATGACGGCGATACGGTGGCCAGGCTTGACCCCGACGAACTGCTTGTCCCCTACGTTGACGGGGCCATTGAACATCGTAGCGACAGGATTCTCGGTGATGACGATCGAGCATCTAGCGTCGGTCGTAAATTGGATAAACCGGGTGTTTCCCGAGAACGCCTGGGATTGCAGCGAGCCCACTGTGATGTCGACGATGTGATCGGGCACGGTTGTCGGATACTCCGGCGCCGCGATCGGTTGGCCGCGGGCGTCGATGGCGCAGGTCGCGAACTCGGAGATATAGAAAGTAGCCACAGACTGTGCGCTCCTAATTATTGCTTGCCGGTCGGGGCCGAGCCGCCGTTATTCGACGGCCCGGGCCCCTTCCCCGGCACTCCCGCGCCATTGGCACTGCCGGGCTGTACCGCCGGCGGGGGGTTCGCTGCCACCGCGCTGATAGCGGCGATGTCGGTTACCAGCACCGGTCCGGTCGTCAGATAGACCATCGGCTCGTCGCCGCCGTCGACCGGATCCAGGCCCAGCACATCGCGCGCCTCGTTCAGCGCGTAGATGCCGTCCTTGACGTATTTATCTAGTATTGTGGCCTGCGCCTCAGGATCGAGATCGCGCTGTTCGACCCAAGCGAACTCGAGATCCTTGTACCCCATTAGGTTCTGAATCACGAGGTCGGCCAATCGCTTGACCCACGCCATAATCGGGGCCAAGCCTTCTTGCAGAGCCACCTCTTGGGCGGTCGCCGCCGTGGCCCGGTTGACCTGCTGCGTGAATGCACTCGGCGGCAACGAGAACGCATAGCACACGATGCGCGCCAGCCACTCGTCGAAGACGTCCTTATGCGGCGGCTCGGTGAACGGCTGATATTTGGCGCCGGCAGGGCCCCAGATCAGCTGGTTCTGGCCGCTAAGACTGCCCTTGATCTTGCTGTCGAACCAGTCCTGGAATTCGGCAATCTGCGCCGGGCTCCAGCCTTCCGGAGCATTGATGACACCTTGCGGCACGTTGCCGGCAGTAAAATACAGAAGCTGCTTCGCTTGGCGGCGCAGGCCGATGTTTATGGTGGTCCAAATTTGCTCTACTGGACTCCTGCCATACGCTTTGTGAATCCTTGGGTTGCGCGGCAGATAGATCAGCTGGCCGTCGTTGAATAGAGCGTTGGTTTCGCCTTCGGCAGTGTTTACCTTATTTCCGTCCTCGAGCAGCACCCAAGGGCGACCGTGAATCACTTGCTCATAAGCCGGCGCGGGCGGCGGCGGGCGGCGACCCGTCTCATCCAAGAGCACCTTGATAGTGGCGCCGTCTATTTGATCGAGTCCGATGATCTGGCCGCCGCGGTTGCGCCGGATCTCAAGCGCCGGCGCGTCGATCACCAGCAAATCGTCGATGAGCTTGCGTAGCCACGTCGCAAAGTCGTTATCGTTATCCGGCCTGCGCCAGAATGCAGTTAATTCCTTTATCCGCCCGTCGCCCGAGCCGTCGGCCGACTCGTCGATCGGCTTGATCTGCCATTCGAGGGCTCCGATCTGGTCTTTGCGCGTCTCAATGGCCAAGCTGACTATGTCGTAGGCTTCGGCGAGCGCGCGGAGCTCGGCGAAGCCTATTGGTTCGTAGGAGCGTGGGCGGAAATTGGTATTGAAAGCGGTCGGATAATCCCAGGCGCGCACATTGTGGCGAGCGTCCGGGATTAATGGATAGTTCGGCGAGAAGGCGCCAGACGTCGGTTGAAATACCGTGTCGAATTGCTGGAGGTTACCCCGGTCGTTGCCGCCGAGGCCGGTCGGGTCGTTGCCGACCGAATAGGAATAGATCGGCGCGCCCTTCTTTGGTTCGCGCTTCGACCGGAAGAACGAGGTCAGCCAGCTGACCCGATCGGCCAGTGATGTCTGCGTGCCGCCGGGTCCGGGAGAGGGCATTTGCCAGACTGCCTCCCGTCCCGTTGTTGAAATCGATGTGGAACGCGCTACGGGCGAAGAGAGGTAGAAACAGCCCGGGCATTTGTATTAAAAGGCGATCAAAGAGCCATCGGTCGGGCGATCGCTGGTAGCAACGAAGGACCGCGGCCGATTCCCAGAATATCCGAAGCCCGGCGACGGGCGCTGCAGGACTTGGGCGACAAGGTGCGCTCGCGACGCGAGCAGCTCGGCCTCAGCCAGGTCGAATTAGCTGATCGAATCGGGACAACTCAGTCGCGAATATCGCAGATCGAACGGGGCGCGACCATGCAGCTGAGCGTCTTGATGCTGTTCCGCATAGCGGAGGCTCTTGATCGCGAATTGTCGATTAGTCTGAGCCCGCGCTGAACCAAAATATTCCGCTTGACGGAATATTCCGCGTGGCGGTATAGCCGCCGCGTCTGATTGGAGCCCGTACTCACATCGGGAAACCACCACTCCGCGCCGACGGCGTATTAGGGGAACGGCCGATGATTGACTGTAGCGTAAAACCGCAGTTGGCGCCTAGTGTTTCACGCTTTTTTCACGCTCTTTTCACTTTGTGTTGTCGGTCTCGCCTGATCAATTAGTGGCATGTCTCATCGCCGCATAACTCAGCCGATTGTGGCTCTCATCGTGGCGCTATCGCCGGCGGTCGCTGTCGCCGACGAGTTCCGCGAGTTCCGCGCTAACATGGCCCGCTATGAAAGTGATGGCGGTCAGAACATCCCAAATTTTCGCTACACCGGGCCGGGCGGAAAGCACACCGCGGGCGGCGTGTGCCAAATGACGAACACGACATGGCGGCGGATCGCGCCTCTCATCGATATCGATATCACAAAATTCGACGTAGCTGGAGCGGCCAGCGAGTTCGATCAATGGCGCGTGTGCTGGAAGCTCTGGTCGCTAGAGGGTTACAAGCCGTGGACTTGCGACGGCTGTAATCCGAAACTGCGGAAGGCGCTGGCGGCGGCGACAGGTGATCAGAGACACGATTCGCAGCCGGTAATACCCCCGGAGGCGGTAGTGACGGTAACCCCGCGCGCGCACGATTGGGATGTCTTCCCGGATCACGATGCGGAACGGCAGCCTTCGCAAGCGCCCGCCCCAGATGCAGCGCCACCGCAGACCGACCAGGACGTGGTCGAGAAATCGGAGGAGGAACAGCCGCGATGACGGACCCTAAGTGGTTTAAGCCGATAGTGGCCCCGGCGCTTGCCGGAGGCGGTCACTAATGGAGACCCTAGAAGCGGCGCTCTCGTGGCTCACCGGATCGTTTGGCAAGGCCGCGATATACCTCATCCTGCTTGTGGGTGGTTTCGCCTGGATTACGCACAGCCCAGTCGGTGAGACTGAACGCCCCCTCAGGAACCGCATTAAAAAGTTCTGCCGACGACTCACGGCGAAATGAATGACCACAGCACGGCTCAGGCTAGCTACCGAAAACCGGGTTCTCGCTCCCCGGCTGCCGTGCTGCTCCTCGAGCGAGTTGCGCGCCGCGAGCGGGGGCGCAAGGCCAACCATCGATGCAACAATGGTCCATACGAGTCGCTGTGTTCGTCTTTGTCGGGCTCCTGCTTTACTCACCCTATTCGGCCTACGCGCAACAGGTCGATCCCACTACGATCGTCACCGCAATTCTGACGTGGCTCACAGGACCGTTCGGCAAAGCCGCGGTTGCGGTGGTCGTCGGCATCTCGGCGTTCGCCTGCATGCTCGGGCATCATCCTTATGCAGCCTTGGGATCGTTGGTGCTGGGCTGCTTCCTATTGTTCGGATCGCAATTTTTTGTCGACACATTTGTCGGCGGCGGCGCCGGATAAACAGTAGGCAGCAAGCGCTATGACCGCCAAACGACCATCAATATGGCGTTCGGCCCTCTTTTATCTGGGTCCTCCGGCAGGTGTTGTCGCAGCGTGGCTGGGAGTAATACAGCCCGCGCTTTTTCGGACCCCCCAGTCGGACACAGCAAAAGCTGATCCGGCTCCTGAGGCCGCCCCGACCGGAGAGGTGGTCGGGGCGGCTTCTCCTTACGAGACGCTCCTCGGCCAGTGGTGCCAGGTGAACGCGTGGTGCCGCGAGCAGCGACCGGCCAGGCAGAATCGGTAGAATTAAATGGCTATAGGACGACAAACTCTAAACGTAGATTTCCCGTGGTTCGCGCGGCGCTTCATTCGTAATACGCTGGGTCAGACCGCGCGCACGATCACGCAAGCGGCGAAGGCAGCGCGGAGCACTATCGACGAGGCGCCGCTCTTTGTGGCGGATACGCGGCCAGCGATGTTTTTCGGCGTCCCGCACCCAGCGGCCGTCCTCATAATCGCGCTATTTGGGGAGAGCATCATCTTCGTTGGGCCGATCTATGCGTTCTGGGTGATCGTCCCGTGGATTGCTCTCCGCGCCCTAGTGCGGAAGGATTACAACGCCCCGCGCGCGCTTGTCCTATGGATAATGACCAAGGGCATGGCTTGGGAAAGCGCACGGTGGCTTGGCAGCTCGCCTTCCCCGTTTCCGGCCCGGCCCGGCAAGTATCCTCGAGGAATCTGGTCGCAATAGAAGCCATGACAAATCCAGCTATCGCGCTAGGACATGTGATTCCCTGGGTATTGGTAGCCTGCGCTGTAGCCGCGGTCGGCGGCATAGCGTGGAACTGGTGGGGACGCAGAAATATCGCTGCCGTCTTTGAATGGTTTAGTAACAGAGGATGAATCAACGAATGCCGAAGATAACATCTAAACGCCGCGTGCTTGCTCATTACGGCTTCGAGAACGGCGGCTCTGTCGAGATCGCCTGCTCGGGCGATGTGGACACGGCCACAGCTCTTGAAACCGCCGCCTCACTTCTCGCGATGAAGCAGAAAGAGCTGGGCGGCAGAGCACGGGCACCGCAGCCGCTAAAGGTGGCGGGATAAGGGGCGTAAAATGATCTTGCGGGACCCGCCATACTTTCTGGCTGAGTTAGAGTCCCACAGGCTACGGCGCAAAACGGTCAGGATGGCGCGCAACCGAGCCTTTATAGAGCGCTGCGAGAACCTCACCGGCAAGAAGTTTGAGACGTACGCCGAGGCAATAGAGGCGTGGGATGAGGCTGGCTATTTCCTGCCGTGGCGTCGGTCGACAAATGCTAAGAAACGCTAAGTTAATCGCGGAGCGGTCCCGCGCCATAATCTGGTTTTTGGTCCGGGGATTGATAGAAGGTGCCGCCGCCTTGTTACTGATGTACGGCGGATTGTGGAGTTTGCAATATCCGTTTCCCGACAATAATTGGTCATTGTTCGGAATCTGGTGCGTCATTTTCATTATAATAGATTTAACAGTGTCCACTGTGAGGGATCGTCGCCACAAGTCTCGCCAGCCGAGGTAGCCATGAGCAGTCTGGCCGAATTACTGGAGCGAACCTCCGCGCACTATCTGCCGTATCTCGGACATAGCCCGAATCCGCGCACCGTCCTGATGGAGGACGGCTCCTTCTTGAGCATGGCCCGGATCAGGGGCGTACCGCATGAGCTCGCCAGCGCTAGCGAGCGCAACGCGGCCGGCAAGTTCCTCAATTCACTGTGGCGGCAGATAGCCGACGACAGCATCACGCTGGGTCTGCATCTGGTGCGGTACCGAAGACAGGACCAGCTCCCGGTGCCGGTGTTCTCGAACAAGTTCGCGAAGAAATTTGACGAAGCGCATCGGCGGTACATTCTGGACGCGTTGTTCGCGAACGTATGGTTTCTGAGCATCATCGCGAGCCCGCGGGTGCCGATGGGCAATCAAAAGCAGAGCGGTCGCGAGATGGCCAGGTTCATGGCGCGGTTGCGGAAGAGGAAGGAGCCGAACGATCCGTATCGAGTTCAGATGGTCGATGATCTATGGACCACCATCTCACGCACGCTAGAGGGTTACGATCTTCGTCGCCTCGGCTTGCGTGAGCAGAGCGGTCTCTTTTTTAGCGAGATCGCCGAGGCGCTACGGTTGATCCTTTATTGCCGGTATCTCCCGGTCGGGTTGACCGATGGTCCGCTCGGCAGCGCGGTCTATACCGACCGAGCGGTCTTTGAGCGGCGGCACTATCGGCTACTCCATCCCGGCGGCGTCCGCTACGGCGCGCTGTTTGGCTTGCGCGAGTACATGGCGAGCACACGACCGGGTCTGTTCGACGCCCTTCTCCCGCTCCGTATGCCCCTCGTGCTGTCGCAGAGCTTCGGCTATCTGCCGCGCCAGACCGCGATTCAACGGCTGGCGAGGAAGCAGAACCAGATGGTCGGATCGTCCGACCGGGCCTACGCGCAAATCGCCGATATGGACAATGCGCTAAGTGAAGTAGCCGGCGGAGAGGTGGCCAGAGGGTTCCACCATCTTTCGCTCGCGATCTATGGCGACACCTATACAGAGCTAGAGCAGAATTCCGGAGAGGCGCAGAGCGCTCTCGCGCAATCAGGCGCCGTCATAGCGCAAGAAAGCCTCGCGATAGAGGCCGCCTATTACGCACAGCTCCCTGGAAACTTGGAGTCGCGAGCCCGCCCCGGCGTGATCTCCACGCGAAACCTCGCCCACTTTGCCGATTTCGGATCCTTCCCAGAAGGCTCTCGCGAAGGACGCTGGGGACCAGCGATCATGCGCTTTAAGACGGTGGGGCACACGGCTTACGACTACATCCCGCACGTCGACGACGTGGGCATGACGGCTATTTTCGGTAAAACCGGGAGCGGCAAAACGACCTGGTTAATGGCTGTCCTTGCCATGTTCGATCAGTGCATCGGACCGGACGGCGTCATCTTCTTCTTTGATCGCGATCGCGGCGGCGAGTTGCTGGTTCGGGCAGTTGGAGGAACCTACATCGAGATTCGCGCTGGCGAGCCGAGCGGTCTGGTGCCGCTAAGAGGTTTGCAAAATACGCCGGCCGATCGAGAGTTCTTTGAGCGGTGGGTCAAGGCACTCATCATGAGCGACGATCACGGCCCTCTACCGCCGCAAGATGACGCGCGCATTTCTCGCGGCACGAAGGCGACCATGCGGATGCCCGTGGAGCTTCGAACCTTAGAGGGGTTTCGGCAATTTCTTGGATGGCGGGACCCGCAGGGGGCGGGGGCCAGGCTAGAGCGATGGTGCCGCGGCGGCGCGCTTGGCTGGGCCTTCGATGGCGACGAAGATCTGGTGGCCATCCAGGCTCGTATGATAGCAGGGATCCGCATATTCGGCTTTGATCTGACTTCGATTCTAGACAATGACGAGGTGATCGCCCCAGCCGCTCAATACCTGCTATATCGGATTGGCGCGACAATAGACGGTCGCCGAGCGGTTGTTTCGCTGGACGAAGCCCAGGCGTATCTTGCTCATCCGGGCTTCCAGGAAATGACGGAGAACTTTCTCCGGCGTGGCCGCAAGAACAACACCGTCGTTTTCATCAGCACTCAGCAGCCGGAAGATCTGCTCGGCGACGGCGACACGTTTGGCACGACCATCATCGAGCAATGCCTTACCAAGATCTCCTTCCGGAACGACACGGCCAATGAGGAAGTGTGGCGCGGGAAAATGAAATACACGGAAGGCGAATTCCGCGCCATATCCGAAGACATGCTGCCTGGGGCGCGCCAATGCCTTATAAAACGGCCAGACGGCTCGGTGATTTTAGACTATGATCTCACGCCAATGCGCAAGTTCGTAGCCGTGTTGTCGGGGCGGCAAAACACGGTAAGATACGCAGAGAAGCTTCGCCAGCAAACGACCGATTGGGTAGAGCCGTTTATGGAAACCTACGAGACAGCAGCGAGGGATTGATAGTGGCCAGACTACGGCAGATTATCAAAGATCTCCTCGTCGCCACAGCAGGAGTTATCCTGGTCACGTATGTTGCGACTATTATTTTTGTGGTAGTTTATGGCGTGTGGCACCGCTGGGATGCGGTGTTTTGGTCGGCTCTAATGGGCGTCATAGCGTTCGCAGGATGGTGGTTTAGACCACGGAAACGGGAGAATGGAAAATGAAACAGCTGATCCGATTCGCCCTCATTATTGGGATCGCGGTATTCTCGTCCCCGGCGTTTTCGGCCACGTGCTGCCAGCCAAGCAGCTACTATAACTGGGGCCGCGTCCAGCAGCAGAATCAGGCGGCTCGCCTGCGCGGAATACAGCAGCAGCAGCGCCTCTGCCGCAGCATCGCCGCTAGCGGCCGGCATGTCATGTGGAGTGGGTGCTAATGATGCCGTGGATCTTGTTTGTATCCGTCGCGATCTGCCTCTTTGGAGTGGTAGCGATGATCTTATCAGTTAGTCCGCCGTGGAGGACGATTTGGTCAGCTGTTGCCGGATCGTCGCTTGCTGTAATGGCAATTCATTTCATACTTCAGCAGTGGTGATCGGAGCAGCGTAAAATGTTTATCGCCCGCCGCATGGGTCGCCGTCGCCGCTGGTCTATCGGCGCCAACGTCAGCTTTATGACGCTGCTGCTTTACCTCCTAATCGGCGGCCTCGTCCTCTACAGCATCGCCACCAAGGTGCAGCTATGAAAGGTGTCGTATTGTTCTTGTCGGCATATCTTGTCGGAGTGCTCTTCACGGCATTGTATTTTACCATGGCCACTCACCCGTCTGCGCTAAACTATTGTGCTGGCTCAATGATAGGCGCGCTATTGTTCTTGGCCTGCAAACGTCTGCTTCAGAGATTCAAGGTGACGCTATGAAACGGCTATTGATCGCGGGCGTAGCGGCCATTTCGCTGAGCACCTCTACTGCTCGCGCTGATCTGCCGGTTGTCGACTTCACCGCTGTCGGCAAGCTGCTGGAGTCGATCGGCATCGAGGGCGCCCAGCTCGATGAGATGGTGGCCACATTCGAGGAGATCGTCCAGGTCTATACGATGGTCACGAACGTCTGGAACTCGGTCGCGGAGGTCGTTGGTACAGATCAGTGGGCGCCCGGCCTCAATGATCCCGGGCAACGCAACCCGTTGCCCTTCGCAGCGGCGGACCATCCCGGCTGGGTCGGAGGATACAACGACCCGAGCGGCATACCGTTCGGTGGCCAGTATCTCTCGCAAAACACCGTGGGCGGCGATCTCTCTGTCTATAAGGGCGGCGACTTTGTCGGCTCGGAGCTCCTAAGGGGCATCCAGTCCGTGTCGTCGATGCAGGCCGTTGCCAGCAACCATGTCCAATCCATCGAGACCAGGCTAATAGGGATAGTTGATTTATTCTCCCATCTCTCCGGCATCGCCACGATACAGGAAACCGACAGCCTGTCGGCGCGGCTCCATACCGAGCTGAACATCGCGCAATCGCAGCAGGTGCAGGCTCAGCAGGTTATGGCTGCGGCGCAGCTCCAGAGGGACGCCCGCGAGAACAATCAGCACCAGTGGCTCTACCAGGATGAGATCAACGGAATTGTAGCGGCATGCGGCTCGGCGGCGTCAGCGGCCTCATTTATAACCATCCCAGCATGTGCCGCGGGAAAATGATCAGATTTGCCCTGCCCTTCGCCGTCGGTCTCACCATCGCATCGGCTGCGTTCGCGCAAGCGGGCGAGTTGCAATCAATAGCGCGCCAATGTGCCGAGGAGATAGAGGAGGAAGCTGGGTGCACGACGGCCTGCACTAACGAAACGTGGCCGGCAGTAGCCAGGTGCGTAAACGCGAAACTCAAGACCCCCATGGCGCATGGCATAATCGAACGGTGCATTCGCCAGACGCAGAAAACCCGGCCAGCGACGGCATGTCAGCTTTGCGGTGACCCTGTCGCTGAAGTCTTCTTATGTGCCGACGGATAATCCTCGCCATAGCCGCGCTCGGCATACTTTATCCGGCCTTAGCGCGCGGCCAGGGTATAAACCCGCTGCCGTTGATTATACAGGACGAGAGCAGCGGAAACCCAACAGCTCAATCGAAGTCCAGCACCGCGAGCGGCTTGGCGGGAGATATCAATTCGACCTGGGGGGCGGCCCTAGCCGCCTGCGGATCTTGCGGCACCCTTACACAGTTTCCGACAGCCGCCTCGGCACCCGCATCGGTCCAGGTAGCCGCTAATAACGCGCTCATCAACACCCAAGGCTTGCAGCCTTGGCTTTGCGCGAATTGCGACTCCAAATTCGCGGCTCAGGTCGCAGCTGCGGGCGGACCCAGCGCATTTCAGACCAGCGGTCTCGACACCAACCCGGCTAACTTTTCCGCACTAGATGAGTCGTCCGGCCTAAACAGTTTCGTCGCTAGTGGGGGTACGCCTCTCTCAACCGGTGGCCTCGGGGCTGGAACGGTATTTGCGGACGGCACCACGCTCTCGGCCGGCTCCAGCCCGACCAGCCCCCCGGCCGCCAGCCCGAGCGCTAGCGCTCTGCCGTTTCAGTGGGTGTACAACACGGTAATCAACGGCATCATGGGCCAAGTCGACACCAGCATTCAGACGGTGGAATCGCTGGTCAGCGGCCCCGCTACCACGATCCTGGCGCTGGCGATAGCGATCATGGGCATCATGACGCTGTTCGGCAACATGGACATGTCCGTGTTCATCTCGTTCGCGATTCGCGCGGCGATCGTCATGGCGTTCATCCAAGTGGGCAACACGTATTACAGCCAGTGGATCGAAGGCTTCGTTTTGGGGCTGCCGGACTATTTCGCGAATGCCTTTTCCCTAACCGGCACAGGCGGCTCACCAAGTCAGCTTTTCGATGGAGCGATGAACGGATGGGTAGCCGATGCCCTCAGCGTCTGGCATTCAGCACCATGGACGTTCAAGGCAATTTTCATTGGGCTGATCCTGGCCCTGACCACCATTCTGATCGTCATACCGTCGCTGGTGGCGATGTTCACGGTGTGGATGATCAGCACATTCCTGCTGCTCGTCATGCTGACGATAGGGCCGCTGATGATCCTGGCGCTGCTATTCAGGACGACGCATCGTTTCCTTCACGGCTACGTCAACGTGATGGTCACCGGCATAATCTTTGCGCTCGTTGTCGATATCGTGCTTGGTATTTTTTCGAGCATCTTGACCCAGGTGATGGGCATGTTCACCCCGACCGGCTCTCCCGACACAGACCTACCAGGCATCTTTGGTATTGCTATAACTATGCTGATCACGGGGCTGTCAATGAGCCGACTACCGAGAATGGTCGAAGCAATCGGGGGTGGCGTCGCCGTGAGTATGGACACAGCAGGTCGTTTCGTTGCGGGCGGATTCGCGGCAGACGCCGCCAGCGCCGCCGCAGGTACAGCAGGTGCAGCAGCGAGGGCGCTATGAAAATGGAAGAGATGGCGGAAAAATTCATGCGAAAAATCCGCGGCACAGAGAATCCCATGGTCCCCTTTTGGAGCACTCTTTTATGGAGTGTGATTATTATTGCGCTCACGGTCTATCTATCTGGGTGCTCAGCCGGGGAACCGCTGCCTCCGATAGAGGGGCCGTGGTATCAACTTAATTCGGACCGGTGGCAGCCGAACGAGGCTGAGCTTCAACAGATAAAGGGGTTGCCAGAAAAATGATTGGCGCTAACTTACGGATGGTCGCGGGTGTGATTCTATTTATCGGCTTAGCATACCCAGCTACGTATTTATTCCTAAGAGCAGGGGCGTATCCTGCTTGGCACTTATGGTGCCAGTTTTCTCAAGGCGACCCGGTGTGTAACTCCTTCTGGTCGTGGGTGGTGTCGTTGAAATGAGCGACATCGTCGGCGATTTCCGCGCTCTACCAATCCTCGACCCGGAGCGCGAGCAGTACCATAAGAGCGTCCGGAGCTTTCAGGCGCACCGGGTCATTGATACGCAGCGGCGGCTTCGCACGTGGTTCTGGATGGCCATCGGCGCCTTCGTATTGGCGGGATCTCTCGCCGGAGCCGTCGTGTTGCTGTTACCCCTAAAAACCACCGTGCCGCTATTCCTGGTGATCCGGGAGGATGGCACCGTCGACACGGGCATCTCTCTCGGAGATCTCGGCGCGAACCAGGCTCAGAAAGTGATCCGCGCTTCGGTATGGCGCTATGTCGAGGAGCGCGAGAGCTACACCTTTTCGGACGCCAAACACCGCTATGACCTGATCAGCCTCATGTCGAACGAGAACGTAAGGCGAGACTATCAAAGCTGGTTTGTTAATTCAGCAGACAGCCCGCAAAAGGTGTTTGGGAAAAACGGGCAGGTCTCCGTCCAGGAGATCAGCATGTCGCCAGTGCGAGACGGCGTCTTCCTGGTGCGGTTCTGGCGTTACTCGCACCTTTATGGCGAGAAGGATCGGAAGAGCAGCGCCACTGCCACGGTCGAATATGAGCTTCTTAATGCGGCGCCGGCGTCTCTGGTCTTAGAGGACCCGGCAGCACTTATCGTCGTCCGCTACCAGCTTGAGGAAAACACCGCCCAATGAAATCAGCTCTTTGCATGACAGCGTTGGCGATGGTCCTGGCCTCTCCTGCGATAGCGATGCAGGAATGCACGCCCGCGAAAGAAGACGCCAGGATCAGGTATTGCAAATATAGCCCGACCCAGGTCTATCACCTATGGACCGCCCCAGGCGGAATCATGACGATCCAGTTTGCCGACAACGAAAGCGTTCCCGAAGGAAACGTGGCGGCGACAGATGGTAGTCGGCTTGAGCGCAAAGCGCGTGGCAACTTTCTTTATTTGAAATCCACATCAAAAGGCGGCGACACGCCGTGCATGATCCCGGAGCCGTTGCTGATAACCACAAAACTTCCGGACGGCCGGCTTCGCCCGTATCATTTCCAGATTGAAACAAAGCCGAACGATTGCTCCAAAACTCCCGCGGCGCGGCCACAGTCAGAGCCGCCGATATCCATGGTATCGACAGCAGACGCCGCCCCGAAACCTCCGCACGCTGGTAATCTACGGTACGTCGAAGAGAACGGTCTGGCGGCCGGGGCCGACGTTTTCTATGCGGCGATCTTCCAATACCCCGCCGATGACGCGGCAAAGCGAGCGGCGTGGGCTCGTCAGCGCGCGATAGAAGCGCAGCGGCAAGAGGCCAATCTGCTACTCAAGCAGCAAACATCCTGGCCCTACGGGAACCAGTTCGACGGCTCGTGGAACTTCCGATATGTGGCTCACGGCAGCCTATCTCCGGCACCCACGACGGTCAGAGACAACGGCTACGAGACTGTCTTCCTGTTCCCACAGATGCAGCGGGTGCCGGCGCTTTTCCGCCTACAGCCCGGCGTGACCCGGTGCAACCGCGAGCACGATGACCATAACGAGGCCACCGAAATCCCAAGCATGCACCGGAGCGGATCAGACGGCGACACGATGATAGCCACCGGGGTTGCGCAAGGATGGTGCCTGCGAGATGGCAAAACGGTGCTCGAGATCCTGAATTTCGCTTACCGACCGACCGGCGCGACACCAGCAACCGGCACGGTCTCGCCATACGTCACGCGGACACTAAAGCACGATCCGGAGCCCGAGCCTGAGCGGCCACCGCCTATGCCGCTAGAACCTCAGCACTCTCAGGAGGCGCCGCCGCCGCAGCAAGAGCCGATGCGTGTTCAACCAGCAGCCGATAGGGAAGGAGCTACACCGAGCGATGGCCGTTGATCAGGACGGGATTTCTCCCGCTCGCCGCCGCCCTCCGATCACCGGTCGGCAGCGGCTCTGGATAATCCTAATAATTATGGCTGGCGTCGTGCTTGCGATCGCGATGACCGGTCTGCTGGGCTCGAAACACAAGCGGCCAGACACGACGGGGGCCCACAATTTCTCCGGCGGCATACCCTATAGCCAACCGGTAGAGGCTAAACCTGCGGTGGCCAAGGCTATGCCGCATATCGACAAACCGGCGGTGGCCAAGCAGTTGACCAACCTCGCCCCCTCCAAAGATACCGCGCTCGAAGCACCGATCTTTGCGACATCGGGGCAGGGCTATTCGGGTCGGACGGATGCTTCGAGAGCGGGAGGGGCCGGCGGAGGCAATGGTGAAAAGGACGACGAGTTCACTTCAGCGATGACCGCGTCGAGCGTAGGGGCCGCGGCAAAAGCTCACCGCATGAAACATCCGTCGCTGACGATCCCAGCGGGCGTGGTCATACCATGCAGCTTGCAAACAGCGATAAACAGCGAATTGCTCGGCTTTGTCGACTGTCAGCTTGCGTCAGCAGTGAGTAGTGCCGATGGGGCGGTCACTCTTATGGACAAGGGGACGCAGGTCATGGGGCAAATCCGCTCGGGCCTGCGACGCGGCCAGGAGCGGCTATTCATCCTCTGGGTTAGAGCCCGGACGCCGGAAAACGTGACAGTCAATTTAGCGTCGCCAGCCGCGGACGAACTCGGACGTTCTGGGGTTCCTGGCGCCGTAAACAACCATTTTGCCAAGATGTTCTGGACCGCCGCGGCATATTCCTTGATCCAATACGGCCCGCAAATGGCCACACAAGCCATCGCGAACCAGGGCCACAATGGCAGCAACAATTCGTTCAGCAACTTCGGGACATTCCTGACTCCGCAGCAGCAGCTGGCCAACACGGTACTTCAGGAAGACCTAAAAATCCCGCCAACTCTTGAGAAGAATCAGGGCGACATCGTGAGCATTTTCGTGGCGCGTGACCTCGATTTCAGCGGCGTCTTTGATCTTCAAATGGCCGGCCACTCGACCGGAACCTGCAACGATTGCCCGCTCGCAACGTGGACCACCGAGCGAGATCTGAGGAGGAATCGGTGACGAGTCCAGCCGCCCCACTCCTCGAGCACTTGCTGCAGCCGATGGCCACCTGGCTGAACGACTCGGCGGTCGAAGACATTGCCATCAACGAACCCGGTAAGGCCTGGATAAGGCACCGCGGGGCGTGGGAAGGGGTCGAGATACCGCTCGGCCTAGATGACTTGGAGGAACTCGCGATCCTGGCTGGGGCGCTCCGCAGGCAGGAAGTTGGAGTGCTGTCGCCGCTCTGCGCTACCGAGCTGCCGGGGGGCGAGCGGCTCCAAATCTGCATGCCACCAGCCGTACCGAACGGGACTATTTCGCTGACAATCAGGGTGCACGAGCAGGATGTGGCGCCGCTATCCGACATCAATAAGCGATACCTGTCCAGCGAGTGGAACAAGTGGAACAAGCAGCGCCGTCGCCGAAACCTCTCCGAAGCGATGGCTGCGTATCGCGCTGGCGATCTCGAACAATTCCTTGACCTGGCCGTAAAGGGCCGTCTCAACGGGCTGCTGTGCGGGAGCACCGGAGCTGGCAAGACCACCCTATCGAAGACCATCGTGTCGGCTATACCGCACACCAGGCGCATCGTTACCGTAGAGGATACGCTTGAGCTAAAACTCCTTCAGCCTAACGTCGTGCGGCTACTTTACAGCAAGGACGATCTCGCAGGAACGGACATCGGAGCGGAGGACCTGGTTCAAGCAGGGATGCGCATGAACCCCGACATTTTCCTATTGCAGGAACTCCGTGACGACGCGGCGTGGAGCTATTTGACCGCCATCTGCTCGGGACACCCAGGGTCATGGACGACGATTCATGGGCGGGACGCGGCGGATGCGATCCGTCGTTTGAGCCTGCTCGTAAAGAGTTCGCCTGCCGGTCGCGCCCTCGAACGCGACGATCTGATTGATCTGATCTCCGCTTCGATCGACGTCATCATCCCGCTTGAGAAGGACGCTGGCGTAGTCCCGATCGTGCATGACGTTTGGTTCGTAGCCGATGCCGCGGATCGCGGTCAGACAGTGTCGGACCTGTTGATGGCGGCATGATATATGCCCTATGCCCGACCTCTAATCCTTCTCGTCTCCCCGTTTTTTATCGCCATAGCCTGGCTTCTGTGCGCATCAGAAGTCTGGAGCACAGGCACCGACACCCCGTTCTCGGTGTGGGCCTGGTGGGACGCGCTTGATTGGTGGGCAGACGACTGGTGGGTCACGCTATGGATCGCTCTCGGGGCGTTCATACCGACGATATTTCTGTGTCTATTCCTGGCGGGGACGGTCCAATGGCTACGCCTCCGCGGCCGCGTGCAGCGCCGGATGACCGGCAGAGGCACGCAAGTCAGCACCTGGGGAAGGCGGCGATACGATGCGGTGCCGGAAATCATACCGGCCGCGCCGGCTCTCACGGACAACCACGGGCACAGCTACTGGCGAACCATGCAGGAGGTGCAAAAGCGATTCGATGGACCTGTTCTACCGCATGGCGGCATAGCCGCCGGCGAGGCTTACAGGGTCGATCATGATCGGTCGGTCGCGGGCATAGAGTTCGATCCGAGGAACCAAGCCACCTGGGGATTGGGTGGCAAAGCGCCCCTCCTTATCGATTCGTGCACCAGGGGTGCGCGGGCGTTCCATGCGTGTGAATTCGGTCCCACCGGGTCCGGCAAGAGCGCCGAATTGGTCACGAAGATCCTCGGGTGGACCGGGGCGGCGGTGGTCTTTGACCCCACTATAGAGATCGGCCCTCTGCTTGATCGGGCTCTACGACGGCGCGGGAGAAATTGGCGGGTCTTTCACATTGGCCTTCCCAATTCAGGAAAGCCTATCCGAATGACCGGGTATAACATCCTGTCGTGGATCGACATCAACCATCCGGACGCGGAACTGCACGTGAGAGGAATAGCTCACACGATCTATGACGAGACCTCTGGGGAGAAGGATGGTAGAGCAGAGGCCCGGGCAGACGATCCATTTTTTGGTCCTATGGGACGATTGCTCGTTAGCTGCTTGCTCGGTCATCTCGTGTGGCAAGACCCAGACAAAATCGAGATCAGTCTAGCCACCTTTGTCGCGCTGATGACCGTCCCGGAGGACGATATGATGGCGCTCCTGAATTCAATCCGAGCCCAGAGTCCAAGCGGAATGGCACGCCGATTGGCTGGCACCATCATGGGAACGAGAGCCGCCGAAACGTTCTCTGGGATCTATTTAAACGCCGTAAAGGGTGTAGAGTGGCTAATATTTTCCAGCGCTTATGCCGACCTCTTGTCGGTAGGAGAATTCGATCCGCGGTTCCTGCTTATCGGTAACTGCACGACCTTTCTCAACATTGATGAGCGCTCGATTAAGTTGGCGCCGGTCCTTCCGCGAGTGATCTTCAACGGCATCCTGAACACGATCTTTATGGCCGAGGGGCATTCGCATGGGCTGATCGCGCTCTTTATCGACGAGGCCGACACGCTACGATATTTCCCGCCGCTCCTTACAGCGCGCGACAGAGGGCGGCATTACAAAATCGTGTTGCACATGCTGTGGCAATCGATCGGCCAGATGCGAACCATCTGGGGAATGGAGCAAACGCGGGCGTGGCTCGACGCGTTCTCGTGGGTCGGGTTCTCTGGAATACGAGCCGCTAGCGCCGGCAAAGATCTGTCGACTGAACTCGGAAGCCATGGCGTTCTGGCGTACAGCGAAGGCGTAAACCAGGGCCAGCAGCAGCCGTTTGGACTATCATTCGGCACCTTCTCGCGCGGTCAAAACGTCAACACGCACGAGATTAAGCGTGCCCTCATCACCGCCTCAGAGATGCAGCAAGACCTCCGCGCCGACGAAAAAATCATCGTCCCGGACACCGGTTTGCCGATTCGTTGCGGCCGATGCCCGTGGTTCCGTAGAGAAGAATTTGTTGAGATGGTGGAGCAGTAACCCTGGCTGGAGGAAGTTATGACGGATGAACACGCTACTCGCATCGCACACGCGCTTGAGAACATCGCCAGCGCGCTAGAGACCATCGCGTTCCAGCTTAACGATGATGGAGCGATCGGCGAGGCGATCGGCAGGATCGTCGAGGTGTTCGAAGCGGTTGCGCCGGAGGGCGAGCGTAACAGTTATCGGTATCTGAGAACGCTAGATATCGGCCGCGACTGAAACCCCGAGGCAGGAGAAACGACCCATGGCGAGGAGTAAATCAGGAGGAGCAGACCCTGTTCCGCAGGCGAGGCAAGACCTCCGCCAGACCCAGCAGACCAGGCAGGAAAGATCAGCCGCGTGGGTGCAGCAACAAGTCAACGAAGGCTACGGGATCATGCAATCCCGCGCTGAGCAGCTCGGGCAGACGCAAGCTCCACAGCAAAACGCCACCAACCGACCACGTCAACCCCGGCAGTCATAACCCGTACGGTTGCGCCGCTTTTGGAAAAAGCTGCAATGGAATATCAGTCCCTAAAACCGGCGTTTGGGACGGTCTCATCCGGACCAAGGCTGGCACCCTTGTTCGCGTATACGTTGGGAGGATCGGATGGTGGCGCTGAAGGGTCGAGATTACGGTTGGGTGCCGTTCTTGCGTAAGGTGGAAACGACGGATGAGCTGCGGCGGGCGCTCGATGAGATGCTGGCCGAAGGAGAGAACGCCGACCTAGCGGACACGTATATTGTGCGCGTCTGTGAGGTGGCTCTCGATCCCGGGCCGAGAGAGGGCTTAGGCGACCCGGTCCTGCTGATCGATCGCTGCGTGAGCATCAGACCGATTAGGGAGCCCGTGCCGACCTGGCAGGAGATCTTACGACGTGGCGATCCGGATAGAGACGAGCGATGAGGAAGATCATCCAGATCGCCTCCGCAGGTGACCGGCTGTTCTCTCTGTGTGACGACGGGTCCGTGTGGCAGTACCTGTGGAGCAGGGAGAATTGCCGGGGGTTTGGTTGGTGGGTGCAACTTGAGTGTGTGCCTGAGCCGCCCCAGGACGATCCGATCGCGGGGTTGATCTGAGACGCCATGGTCGTCCGGCGATGATGACGTTCCGGGCAGGCTCGGTCGGCTCGTCGACGGTCAGCTCGGCAGTCGCGGAGTACTACTTAACAGACACTGTACAATCGGAGACGATGCGGGCGGCCGAGTACTACGCGGGCCGCGAAGAACGGGCGGATAGTTTCTGGCGGGCCGAGGTGATGGACGGTCGGCTAGAGATGGGGCAACACCGGGCCGAGCTGCGAGCGGATCTATCGCCAGAGATGATCGCGCGGCTTGGCTTGAACGGGAGCATGGGGCCGGCGTTCACGCTGCCGCTGACGCAAGAGCGGGTCGCCAATCTGCTGAGCCTGAGACAGGCGGATGGAAGCGCGGTCGAGGGGCGGCAAATACACCGGGCGACGGCCGAGGGGAAGAAGCCTCCCACAGGGTTCATCGACCTGACGTTCTCGGCGAGTAAGTCGCTCTCGGTCGCGTGGGGGTTGGCGGCCGATCCTCGCGAGCGAGAACAGCTTATCGGGATACACCGGGCGGCGGTCGAGAAGACGATGTCCTATGTGGCGGAGGAGATTGGTTTCACCCGGCGTGGTGGATCGCGACGAAGCCGAACGGAGCCCGGTGAGATCGCGTGGCTAGGCTTCCAGCATTACACATCGAGGCCGGTCGATAAGCAGGCCGCGGACCCGAACCTGCACACCCACGTCATCGTGTTGAATGATGTGATGACCGAGAACGGTCACATGGGCGCGATCGATCTGGCGCGGCTGAACGGTAGGATCAAAGAATTCGGCGCGGTTTACGAGGCATATGTGGGGGCCGAGGCGCGCAAGCTTGGTGTGGCGGTGCAGTTCGACGAACGCCGCGAGACGGTCCAGCTGTCGGACATCCCGGAGCACATCAACGAGGTGTTCAGCAAGCGCTCCCAGCAAGTAGAGGAGGCGGCGAAGGATCTTTCCAGCAAGATGGGGCTGGAATGGGAAACCCTGAACGAGGAGCGTCGATCCGGGATAAGCCGTAGAGCGGTAATTCTGAGCCGGCAATCGAAGGATGGCGAGAGGAACGACTTCGGTTCCTGGTCACGCCAGGCGGATGAGGCCGGCTACCGGTATGAGAGCGTGCTCGGTCGTGTCGAGACGGTAGAAGCACCGTTGCCCATACCGGAGCCGGAGCCGATTGATGATCTGTCGAAGCAGTTGGTGGAGGCGATCACGACCGCGCTTCGGTACAGCGATCCGGAGACGCAGGCAGATCGTCTGATCTGGGAGGTTGACCAGATCATGCGGGACCACAAAGCGTCGGGCGATCCGACACCGCGCTTGGCACAGGATCTCATGCGCGGGATCACCGCGACCCTATCGGCACAATCGGCAACGGAACCGGAGGCGCGGCTGATCGCGGCAACCGGCGAGGCGATAGAGCAGCACGCCGAACGGGGGCGGGCCAGGCAGGAGCGGATAGCAGCTGACACGGCGCGACAGCGCGCGGCCTATGAGACGGCGCTGCCGCGGCTGCAGGAAGAGTTTCGTCGGCGGTCGGTGCTCGATGGGAACGAACTCAGGCGCGTAGCGGCACAGGCCCTCGTCACGTCCGGGATCAAGGACGCTGGGCTCGACCTCGACGCAATCATGGGATTATTTCGGCGAGACGGCGTCGATCATGAGGGCCAGAGAGCACCGTTGGTCACACAGGAGCTGAGTGTGCGCGGTGTGATGCGGGAGCGGGTTACGACCGGCCTTCACGTCGCTCAGGAGCGGGAGGTGATTCGCCTGGCCGCGGCTGCGGCCGCAGATGGGTCAGGAGCGATGTCCGAAGCGAAGATAGATCTTGCGGCCCGCGTATTCCTGTCCGCTCATCCGGAAATAGATGGAGCTGGCGAGCATTGGCAGGCTCAACGGCGGATGATGGACCACCTTGCGACCGGTGGCCGGCTTGGGGTGGTGATCGGTGTCCCCGGGTCGGGAAAGAGCTTCGCACTGTCGCCCCTGGTGCAGGCGTGGAAGGACGATGGGCGATCTATCTATGGGATCTCGCTAGCGTGGCGGCAAGCCGGCGATCTGGAAGCGGCCGGCATCACCGAGCGAGCGTCGATCGCGGCGTTCCTGAAACGGGTTGAAACGGGTCGATACGAGTTGGATCGGAACAGCGTGGTCGTGGTGGATGAGGTAGGGCTGGTCGGCTCGCGGCAGATGCTGGAGCTGCTCCGAATCCAGGAACGGACGGGAGCGCAATTTGTCATGGTCGGCGATCCGCGGCAGGCCCAGCCGATCGAAGGCGCGGCCGGTCTCGAGCTGCTACGAGCCGCGCTAGGCGATGAGGCGATCCCGCGGTTGCTGTACTCGACCCGACAACACAGCGAGCGCGAGCGGGAGATCGCTGCACTGTTCCGGCGGGGCCAGGCAGCGGAGGCGCTGGAGATGAAACAGGAGGACGGCACGGCGTTCCTGGTGCCGGGCGGTCGGGAGGCGACGGTCGTTCGAGTAGCGGAGCTGTGGCGCGAGCGCATGGAGGCGAATCGGGGCACGCGGGATTTTACGTTGAGCGTGTCGACGCCGACGAATGCCGACGCGAGGGAGATCGGCGCGGCGATTCGAGTCGAGCTGCGGCGGGCCGGTCAGCTTGGAGCGGATGTACAGACCATGCGGGCGATCGACCGCACCGGGGAGACCTACGACATATCCCTGGCGATCGGCGAGCGCCTGCGGCTGTTCGACCGAGTGTGGGATCGCGCCCTGCATCAGGCGATAGCGAACAATGGCGACGTGGTCGAGCTGCGTTCGCTACGGCCGGACGGGATGGTGGTGCGCAACGCCAGCGGGACGGAAGGTCTGGTGGAGTGGGACAAGATCAGGACGCACCCTGAGGCCCCTGTGAGGCTCGCCCATGGGTATGCTTTGACGGTGGACACCGCACAAGGGAGCACCGCGACCGAGCACATCCACGCGCTTCCCTCGGGCTCCCAGGATACGCATGGGTTCAAGGCCTACGTCGCGGCCACACGCCACCGAGAGCAAAACTGGATCGTGATCGATGAGGCATCGGAGCGGGGCCAACTCGACGAACGGCGCATGATCGGTCATCACGTCGAAGTGCAAGCGCCGGATATCTGGCAGAACGTGGCGAAGAATGTCGCGCGGCAGCCGGTCAAGGCGCCGGCGATCTCGGTGTTGCGCAAGAGCGCATGACGGGGAGCGTCGCTAACGTAGAAGTGGGCGGGGGCGCTCGGTAAGGTGCTAGAACACCGAGCCGAGCGCTAAAGACCGAAACCCTTTACCCCACGCGTCGGTAGCAGCTGGATAGGAAAACTGGGCCGGCTATAAGCCTACCGGCGCAGACCTCTGTGAAGGCGCTCGGATTATAGCTCGTAGCCGGCCTTCGATCAATGATCTGATTGCTCTAGCAGCGCGATGATTCGATCCAGTTTTTCCGCCTCGATGCGCGCTAACGAGATCTGAAGCTCTTCGATCTCTTCCTTGGCCCGCAGGTTGACCTCGTAATCGTGCTGCGAGTGGAACCGATCGCGGTCGGCCTGCCGGTTCTGCGCCATCAAGATCAGCGGCGCCGCGTAAAACGCCTGCAGCGAAAAGAAAAGGTTCAGCAACACAAAGGGATAGAGATCCCACTGATACCGCCACCCCACGACGTTCAAGATCACCCAGGCAATCGTGATCCCGGTTTGTATGAGGATAAACGGCCAGGAGCCGATCGCCGCGGCGACGATATCGGCGATGTGCGCTGACCGCTGCAGCTCGTCGAGGTGCCGCTGATGCCAGTGCCAATCCATCGCCACAACGGCTTTATCTCGCGCCCCGCTGTTGCCGTTCGTATTCAAGGCTAGCTCGAAGAGGCGCCCTTGCGGCGCTCACGAGCGAGGATGCGGCTAACCTGGCTCTGGTGAATGCCGAAGATCTGGCCGATCTGCTCTTGTGTATGGTTCCCTTCCGCGTGGATTCGTCTGATGTCTGAGATGTCGCTATCCGTCATCTCGGGGACATGCGGATTAAAGAAAGACCAGACCCTGGATAGGAAGCTCACGGCTGTTTCCTCTGCTGGTTTTCCCACTCGACAGAACCTGGTGCGTAGAGCGGGGTCGGTGCGGGCGGCACATTCGCCTCGGCCAACTTGCGGGCCTGCTCGCGGTAGAGCTCGAAGATCCCGGAATTTGACATCGGCTCGACGAGGAGGTCAGTTAGGGCCCAAATCAAACTGTCCGCATTATCGGGTGACCGATCGCCCAAATATCCCGCGGTCGAGAAATTGAGCATCTGATCCTCGAGCTGAGGAAATTGCCCAGCGTGCCGTACCTGGTCTTTGTGCCAGACGCCGTCTCGCTCGTAGCCGTAGAGAGCCGAGACCGGTTCGGCGCGGATGGCCTTGCCGCGCGACGCGGTCACCACCTGCACCGGCACATTGGGGTCGACCGTGTGCAGGAGGGCGCGCACCATATCGCCGCCGTAGTTCTGCTCAGCGACGATGCGGTCGGCTTTGAACTCTTTATAGGCGGTGACGGCGACGCGCGCCCAGCCTTCAGGGGCCAGGTTGCACGTCCGATCGGCCAGCACATACGCCATGTTGTCCGTGGCTAAGCCAACGACCACGATGCCGATGTTGTCGGATCTCTCGTCTTCGTCACCCCGGGTGCCCGATGGGTCGACGGCGACGACAACTCGCTTGAGCGTGGCCGGCACATCTTCTGGCAGGCAACGCGCGTGCTCGATGGACTCGAATGTCCAGAGCGCCCCGTCGACTTCGGTTTGATAAGCGCCAACGAAGAACCGTTTGCGTTGTCGCTCTGGCAACGCATCGAGTTCCGCAAGCATTTCGGACGTGAGATTCTCGGCGTTGTCACCGGGATTGATGTAATCGTAGCGATACTGTTCTGGATTGCTGGTCGGTTGCAGCGTGACTGGATCGCGCCCCTGCACAAACCGGACATGGCTCCAATGGCGAGTGCCAACCGGGTTGAGGTCGTAATAGGCGCGCTGAATTAAGGCGGGGTGTTTCTCTGCTAACCGGGTTAATGCGATCGTGAGTGATGAGTATGGGATCTGAGAGCACTCGTTGAAATACAACGTGCTGAACTCTTGCCCCAAGATTTTCTCGACGCGTTCCTTCTCGTCTAATCCGCTTATCCAGATCTGCGATCGGCCTGGGTAGACCTCGACATAGCCGTCGCTACGCTTGTCGATGAGCGTGGCGTCGGGATAGCATAACCGCAGCGCTTTAGGCAGCGTGTCGAGCCAAATCGAGGCTCTTGCAGCGTTGGCGCGGAATCGCAGGATGGCGTGGCGAGAACCCGGCGCTAAAAGCGCCCTGGTTAGAACGGCATAGCAAAAGAGGTAAGTTTTCCCTGATCGCGCGCCGCCGTACAACAGGGTGTGGCGCTGAGGACCGGCCAACAAATGAAGCGCCGCGAGTTGTTTGGGATTAGAGGCGCGAGAAGGATCTTTGGCAGATTCAAAGCCGAGCGGAATCACCGGTGATTGCGATGACGATGGGCTCGCCGCCTTTCTTGCCTTCATGTTGGTGGTCGACGGTCTCCTTCCAGCCCATCCGCGTCTTTGCCCAGAACATCGCCAGAGAGCCGCGCGTGGGTTCGTGCGTTACAGAGGTCACGCCGGGTATCGGCATTCCTATGATCGTCGCGAACATAAACTGAGCGACACGGAAGTTCGCCTCGATCTCGGCCCGCGCGAGCTCGTCCTTGAAGTGCTTGCGCAGCGTGGGATGCGAAATGCCGATCTGCCCCGCGATGCTGTCTTGCGGCGTGCCGCAGCCCGCCATCTCCTTAACGAGGCGGCGCTGATTATCAGTTGGTGCGAACGGGGGTTGGCCGCGGGCCTTACGCTGCGGCGCGGTCGTGTCGAGCGGTGGCGATTTCGTCGAAGGCTTCTCCTGACCAGCCATCCGGGGTCGGCCCCCTTTTTATAGACGAAAAGTAATAAAAGTATTCAGCCGCAGCCATCCCAAACGGCGCTCGCAGAATCGGTGTGATCGGGCGGCGGGCACGGCAGCGTCTCGCCGTGTACGCCGGCGTGGTAACACCAGCAATCGCCCGACGAGAGACCCTTGCGCAGGTGACAGCCCTGCCGCTCACCCTTGATGCGCAGCATGGCGGTGCGGATGGTGGCGAAGTCGTTAGCAGCCGGTTCCGGCATGGTTTAACCGATTCCCATTCGTCGCTGAGCATCGGCTCGCCGGCTTCTCTGAGTTTTCGAACTCGCCGAAGTCACAGAGGCGAATGCTTCTCTCGCGCGCTCACCCCAACCGAGCACCACAGACGCAGGCTCGCTGGAGAGGCGCCGATCGTCGTCAAGGCGCTGGAGGCCCGCTCGGATCGCCGCGAAGTCATTAGCAGCCGGTTCCGCCATCCCTTCTACTCCCTGCCGATCTGGTCGAGCCACGCGATCCGATCCCGCAGATCGCCCTTCGCGGCGTCGATGACGGCATCCCGAATCGGCAAGGGAAGCGCGGCATAGTGCTTTAGCGGTAGATGCCGCTGCCCGGTCTCGATTTGATTCACGAATGCCGGAGAGACACCCAGGAGTGAGGCGAGATCCTGTTGTTTCAGGTTGGCTTCGCGTCGCGCCTTCCGGAGCGCCGACCCAATCAGATTTGCCATGAGGCTTAATATGGCGCAGAAAACTGCAAAAATAAAGCGAAATAGCACTTGACTGAAATCAAGCGGGTAGCTATATCCCATTCATCAGAAGCGAACGACGCCAGCCCGGTTAAAGGCCCGGACCGAGGACCGAGAAAGACGGTACGCCAGCAAGGGTCGCGCGGTAATGCGCCGCGCCTGACGATGGCTCGTTAAGCCGAAACCCCGGAGAGCACGATGACCGACACCCAGTTCATACGGGGCCTACCGCAGCGGGAGCACCCACGCGGTTTTACCCGGGCACTTACAGCCGAGGAGCTGTCGCGGCTAGAGAAGATCGCCGCACAGCATCTCCGCGATGGAGACAGTGTGCATAGGCCCGATCTGTACGGGAATGTGCACGAAGCCAGGATGCTGCTTGCCACTCTCTAAGCCTACGGGGGCGGGGCCGGCGGGGGACAAGACCACCATCAAGCAACCCGCCGGCCTCGATAATCTCAACGGAGGATAAGATGAACTCAACTATCGACCGCGGATACAACATCAATTGGACCATTAAGGTCAAGCCAGGGCTGGAAAGTAATGCGCCTAGCGCCGCTGGGGTTTACACCTATCGCGTACTGCGCCGCCACCGCGACCAGGGCTACTGGGAAACGGTAATCACGAAAGGCGGCCACCCCGCGCTGCTCGGCTCCATCCAGATAAAAAGCGGCAAGGAGATCCTCGCCGACGCGTACGCGCCATGACCCCATCTCAAGCCGCGGCAGCGATCCGCACCAGCGCGGGTCAATGTTGGTGCGAGTTCACCAAGGAGGACGGCACCCAGCGTGTCATGCGCTTTCAGTTTCAGCGCATTGGCCCGATCAATGGCCGCGGGTCGCCCCTGACGAACCCAGATCAAGTTCGCGTTTGGGATCCGGATGTGCGGGGGTGGCGCACGATAACCTGTAGTCGTTTGCAATGGCTCGATGTCGACGGCAAGCGACAGGAGATACGATGATGACCGAAGAACCCACAGTGACCGTGCCCCGCTGGGCTCTGCAGTTCGTTATGGACAATGCTTGTTTTTGGGACAAGGGGCCGCAGGGGGCGGGGTGGCGGTCTGATGAAATGAGGCGGGCGACCGACGTGCTCGAAAAGGCGCTGGAGGAGCAATGACACGCCCTACAGAGACGACTCTAAAGCGCAAGAACCCATGGACAGCGGCGTTTGCCGCACTGCTTGGGCTCGCAATACTTCTCGCAATACCCTTTCTCGCCCTTATCGCATTCGCCCTTATCGCAGCGAAGATGATCCCATAGGAGATACGGAAATGAGCACAACACTCGCGACGCGAGACTTCGCGCACGCCGCCACCGTATGCGCCACGTTAGAGACGGGCCTTCGGATCGGTATCTCTCGGGCTCAGCGAGCCATCGAGGAGGCTCAGGCCGAGGTACGGCAGATGATCGACTTGCTCAACCAGGGCCGCGTCGCGCGGGGCTTCCCGCCGCTCGATATGGAACTCTCTAGAGATGTGACATGATGCGGACTCAAGCCGCTAATATCATCGTCTTGCTGGGGCTCGCAGGGTGCACCGCCCCGGTGTGGGATCGGCCCAACACCACCCAATCGATGTTTGAAATGGACGCTGCAAACTGCCAGCTAGTGGCAAAAGCCGTCACCCCCGACGTAGGGCCGAGTCGGGAATACCACTCGCTATCGAGCGCCGCTGGAGCGGGCATCGCCGACGGGATTATGCTCGGCATCGAGCACGCCGAGAACTATTCCCTGTGCATGAAGGCCCATGGCTACACGAGGATGAGGTAAATATTCCGAGTTTCACGTGGAACGGGCGTGCGGGACCGGCGGAACTCTGGTCCTTCTGGCCGTTGCTGCGCGGCGCCGTAGACTCGCTACTTGGGTCCGGGCGTCAATGTCTCCAAAGCCGCTAGCGGCGAGCATTTCGTCGACGAGAACCGCAACCGGGCGTTGGTCGCCCCTCTCGCGCTGCCGGCGGATCAGCGCGCCGAGGCTCGTATTGATGCTGGTAAGGGTCCGGCCGTCCATGGGCCGTCTCCTGGTCAGCGAAGACTTAAACTCATATCGTCGGCAGGGTCATCGAGAGCGCGAGCGCGAAGGCCGCGGCGTGCAGCAATAGGCCGGTCAGCCTCACTGAATCCGGCTCAAGCCGTATACATCTGCGGTGATCAGCACTCTGCTATTGAGTTCTATCCCCACCACAGCGCTTACCCTTTCGATCTGCCGCAAGGCTATTGCTTCTTTTCTGCTGCCTCGCGGGATGTGGCATAGCGCGTGATGCGCCGCACAGTAAGCGGAAGCGCCGCGCCGAGCAGCGCCGCAACTCATGCCCGCATCGAGGATGTAGCGGCAATCACCATCGATCTCGTGGCCGATGAGGTTCATGCCCGCAGGGAGAGGGCGACGGGAGGAGCGTCGGGAGGAATGAAGGCGCACCGGCTCGGCCAAGGTCACTTAGTGTCGTGCTGGTTGGGGAGCTTCGCCTGGGCCTTTTGCATTTTGGTAAGCAGAGCGATACCGCGGCGCAGCGCAGCGCGGGAATCGTCCCAGGTTAGCAAGCTGCGGGCGAGCAGCGCGGTGCGCCGAGCCAACCCATCAATGGTCGGTGTGTCGTCGGTTTTGATGTCCATTAAATGCCTGATCTGGCGATAATCCTGCGGACCTGGGTGCTGTTCCAGGTGATGCGTCTAGATGGCGTTTCGATGCCGCGCGCCGTAAGTGCCCTGGCGATCTTGCCTAGAGTGCAGCAGCCGGCCTCACGAGCTTCCTGGATGTACAACATCACATCAGCTGCGTGCTCTTCAGCCTTTGCCGACCGCGCCTTTCGAGCGGATCGAGCATCGCCGAAGCGGTCGCCTTTGCGTAGATTAGGATTGCCGAGTTTCGTGATGGACTTGCCAGAGCGGCGAGAAATCCACTGCCCGGTAGCTTCGATAGCGGCCTTAACGACAGCTAGAGCAGCCTTGGTGCGCTCCGATACGGCGGTTGCTTCGTATTCGGCGAACACGGCCATCATCTGAACGAGCATTTTGGTGGCGTGAGGATTGTCACAGGCCACGAAATCGACGCCAGACTCCATAAGCCCAGAGACAAAGTGAACGTTCCTGGCTAAGCGATCCAGCTTGGCAATCACCAAGGTCGCTCGCCTAAGCCGGCACGCGCCTAGAGCGGCGATCAGCTGGGGCCGCCGCCGCTTGTTTGTGCCGGTCTCTATCTCCGTGAACTCAGCCACAACAGTCCCGCCCTGAGCGGCGACATAGCGAGCCACAGCTTCCCTCTGGGCTTCGAGCCCAAGGCCGCTGTCGCCCTGTTTATCCGTACTCACGCGAAAATATAGGGCAAACCTCGGCGCAGAGCCTGGCATGCCCGAGGCCCGCAACCGGGCGTCGCGGGCCATCGTGGGGGCATGTCATCCTAAAATGTTCGTATGGACTGAGTGATACGAATCGACCGGATCGTTGTTACAGAATCAACAGAATGCGGGTGATAGGCGGCACCAGGACGGTCGCACGCGCTTGTCGACGCGGCCGTCGTCTAGTCTGACGGACAGAAAAATTCGACCGATAGCGATGAGCTCGCCGCTGGCTTCGCCGTGATTGGCTTCAGGAGCGAGCCGCACGCGCGCACCCAGCTTAAGGAAGGTCACGGTGCGGTGCTGTCTCATTTGCTCAGCACCGTCGTCCTGGAGAAGTAGGCTATTAAAACGATCGAGCCGAGGTCTGGGAACCCCGGCTCTATCTTGACGATCTGGAAGATGGAAAAGCCGTTGACGCGGCTCGAAAGGCGTCACCCCCGAACCTAGCGGAGCGACTTACTCTTAGCATTTTTCCCTGTCGTAACCAAGGAAAATACGGATGATCGCCGACACTTTTAACAAACCAGACGCAAAGCATGTCGATGGCGACAAGCCGAGCGTAGGCCAGACGGCGTGCACCTGCTACAGGCTAGGCAGGCTGCCGCGTGGCCACAACCACCATCCGTTATGCGATATCTGGGAAGGGCGACGGACCGATTCGTAGGGTTATCGGCCTGGCCGCATGAGTCGATAGTGCTTGGCCAGATCGCCGAGCGCAAACACCAGGATGGTTTGTGCCTCGCCGACGGAGAGCCGCCGGCCGTTGCTCCGCGACAGGGCCCACTCGGCGAGCGAGCGGTCCCACCCGAGGACGGTCCACAGAACTGACCCGGCTGGCGAGGCAAGGCCGCCCACGGCCACGATGGCGTGGTAGATGGCCAAGCGGGCGGATTCGACGCGAGCGTTTGGTTCGCGACCAGCCGTCGACCCGGCGCTGCGCACGAGCGCGCCGGCGCGAAGCGGGCTGAGACCGGCGGCGAAGAACCCATCGCGGAACGTGTCGCCCGCGGCGCGCTGGTCTTTGTCGATTACTCCGGATCGCTCCATACCGGCGAGCAGCCCGACGGCACGATAAGGAGAGACCGGCCGGCCCTCGTCGTCGGCGATCGGTTCTTTCATGCGCTCGACGGCGCCGTGACGTAGTCGATCGGGGAGAGGCAGGCCTAAATTGTCTTTGCGCAAGCGGCCGTTTGGCTGGCGCTTGCCAGACTTGCGAGCTCTGCCCATTCGCCTCCCGGACAAAGCGCGCGTTGCTGGAACGGGAGGCCGGGCGCAAGAATCCCAGTCTCTATTTCGCTCGTTTAGCATGATCTCCCCCTCGTTGTCAAGGAAGTATGTGACAAGGCAAAATAAAGTGGCGAGCCAGCCAAGGAGCTGCTAGCTAGTAAATGGCGTTTTACTTGTTTCTTGGTGTTATTGTTATTTAGTGGCGATATGCACGCATATCCGGCCGCCGCCATCTTCGATGAATTCGAGGCCAGCCGCCTCCAAGCTCTGTCGTAGAGCCGAGAGATGATTCGGGTGGAGCAGCCGGCCGTTTTCGAACAGCCGGATGGTTTCGCAGGAGAGGTTCGCGGCGGAGCCCAAACTCCGTCGCGACCACCCCAGGGTGGCCCGCGCTTGACGACAAGCAATCGGATTGAGCAGCAGGCCCGACCCCCATCCCCCTTGAGCCGTCGCATTGATCCCCAACGCCTTGACGGATATGAGGTTTTCGATAAAATGATTCAAATGGAAAGAGGGTTATTTGGTTAGGGTCGCAGTTATTCCACCAAAGAGAGACCCTGACGAAGATTTTTGCCTTCCAGCCACCGATCTAGCCGTGTTTGGCAGATATTTGTATCAATCTGGGTGGCAAAAGGCCATGAGCGTCGAATTGAAGGTCAATCGGCGACGAATAGTCTATTGGAAAACGTTTAAAAAGCCGGTCAGCAAAAAATATAGCGCCATGATCACTCGGATCGTCGGGGCACGTCATAAGCGCCGCGTAGCTCGAGAAGACGAGGAATTTAGGGCGATGATAGAGTCGCTCTCCTCAGCGCCCGCGCGCGCTATGCTTCTGGCGATGTTGGCCGCTGAGGTGGAGGTGCGAATCCGCGCAATCATGCAGTTAACGAGCGGCCACATGGGCGATAGGATGGTTAGGCAAGCCCGGCCCGACGCTCCGAGACGCTTGGATTAGCCCACGCCCACTCAATCCGAATTCTTCGATGTGTACGCGTCGGGGTTATCGTAGACGCGTCGGTCGTTCGGACCGTTGTCGACCGTCGCGCCGGTAATTGATCGGCCGATGGTCGCTGGATCAACGCGAGCGTGAGCTTTCGTTATGTCGGGCCAGCTATAAGGTGCCTCTGAAGGGCGACGGTGTGTGGTCGCTTCTTGCGCCCGCGCCGCTTTAACAATCTCAGACGAAGCCGCCGCTTCGTCAAACTCGTCCAGCGGCGGAGGCCCCCAAGGGGCCGGCTCAATAGGTTCACCAACCTCTTCGATCTGTGAAGCTTCAACAATCGTCGTGTTTTCTGACCCCAGCTGGTCGGGAGCCGCTTGTGGTTCGTCGCCGACATACATGCACAGGCCGTCATCGAAGCAGCCCTCAGGCCGACCGGCGCAGCGCTCGCATCGCTTTTCAGTCTTAGCCGCCTCGGGCAGCTCTACGGTTCGAAAGCGGTCAGGCTGGTATGCCGGATCGGAAACGGCCACGACTTCGGTCGGAACCGGCCGCTTCGGGTTGGACCGCTTGACGAGCTCCTGGTAGTGCCTCTCTATACCACCGACGGTTCGGCCCATATCGCGAGCGAGGGATCCGAACCTTTGCGCGGCGTTAGCACGCCCCTGGGCAGCTGCCATTATCCGCTGGTCATCAGCGGGCGAATATGCAGCGTGAGGGCCATGCGCGCGGCGCTTGCGAGTAGGGCTGACTTGGTCGGGGGACAGCCGCACGGGCTTCTTGGGATTGCTGGGCCGCGGTGTAGCTGGCGCATCGTTAGTCGCTGGCGAGGTAGGCGCATTGGAATACCGCGCAGCGATCTCCACAGCTTGCCGCTCAAGCGAGACCAGCGCCGCGAGAGCGGATTCGAGCGTGGTTTTCTCCTCGATCACTTGCGCGAGGCGGCACTCGATGGCTGCTCGGGCGGCGGCGAAGCGGTCGGTGGTTTTATGTTCTTCCACGCTCTCTCTCCATCTCGTTGCGTCCAATCGGACATTTCATGGGCGCAGGAAATCCCGCGCGACGCGCTTGGCCGCCGTGTCCCTCAGCGCCGAGCGCTGCCGCGACAGCGCAGCCCGCGCCACGCCTAGTCGCGGCTCGTGCGATTTGCCGTCGGCGCGCCTACACGCCTCGCCCGGCACCGCACCGCACGTAGGACACGCCACGGCGAGAATCTCGGCCCGCGACGGGTGGGTGAAGGTGTGTTTCATGACGTCGGGTCTCCGCTCAACACTTCCATAAAGCCCGCTGCAGCGGAAACAGGATCAGCCGATAAATAAATCGGTCGTCCCACTACAGCGTGGGTGGCACCAGCCACTCGGCACTCCCGCGGAGTGATCGGCCGAAAGTGGCCGTCGCTACCAGTGACACCTTCCCAGCGGACACCAGGTACAACAACGTCCATCGATTCCCAGAAGCCCATCGCCATGTATCCCGGGACAATGACGCCATGCACGCCGGCCGGCCTGATCGGCCGCTCGTCGGGTCTCGCCGGGGGGTCTTTGTCGCTCGGCCAAAGCCATTGCCAGATCTTTATCCGCCCGTCGGCGGCTTCGAGCGCCACCTTCGTCGCATCCAACCCGCACGTCGACACCGCAGCAATGCGAGCACCGGCGAATCGTTTCACAGCCTCTCGCACGGTGTGCTCGGTATCGCTGAGTTTGATGTCGAGGAAAATATTGGGGTGTGGAGTTGCTGCTGCTAGCTCGGAGGTGAAATAGGGCCAGTCGTCGCTGCACATCAACAGCGGGCCGATTTTGAGCCAGCTGACGCCAGCATCGATGAGCGAGCACGCGAGGGCGTATTGGTCTTGGTCCTCCGGGCCGTCCAGCGCGACCACCAGCTCTGTCATTCAGGCACTCCGGCGCCGCGGCACGCTCGGCGGCGGGTTGAGTGCGGCCTTCAGAGCCTTGGCCGGCACGAACTTAGCTGCGTCTTTAGCAGGCACCTTGATCGGCTCCCCGGTTTTCGGGTTGCGCCTATCCGCGGCGCCGCGGTGGACGACCTTGAACGTGCCGAAGCCGGGGATCCGGATCTCCGAGCGTTGGATAAGCCCGTTGGCCAGTCCGCAGAAGACGGCGTCGACGGCGCTTTCCGCGGCTGCCGTTTTCATCTCGGTTATGATGGCGACTTGGCGCACGAGGTCTTTTTGGGAGATGGTCATGTCGATTTCACTCCTGGTTCATCGCTAATCCCAACTCAGCGGCAGCCCGCCGTAGTTCTTCCGGGTCTTCGTGCTTTGGTATTTTACGCTCGGTAGCCGAGACGCCAAGCGCGGCGTGCATTTCCTGGATCTCTCGACCGGTCATTCGCGAGGGCGCCCGGTATGGTGTGCGTGATCTACTGACGAACAGATCAACGTTGGCCGCGTGCTGCTGCCCGCAGAGAGCCATGAATGTCAGCATCTCCGGAGTGGGGTCGCCATTTTGCTTCCGCTCTCCGTGAACCTGCACCTGCAGCCTGAGCTGAGCACGCTCGTCATCCTGCTTGCGGAAATGCGCCGCCAGTTCTCGGTTGGGTTCGACGTCGGCGCGAGAGGTCGACAGTGCAAACGGCGGGCGAGGCTTCGCATAGATGCTCTCAGCAGCCTGTACCAGGCCTTCGTCGAACCACTTGCCATGCTGGTCCAACGCATAACCAGCGTCCTGCGGGTCACCGCGGGATCGCAGGAAAGCGTAGTCATACGCGTGGTAATGCCAGCGCTCGGTATTAGTGAGGCCGGCCCACGCGAACTGGGAATCCTTCAATTTTTGGCGCAGGTTCTGTAGGTCCGTCATAGAAGGAAAGGTCGTGGCCGTTGGGCTTGGTGGTCGGTTCGACAGTTGGTGCCCGGGCGGTTCGGCACCAGTTCCGCCATGTGGCTTCCCAGTCCAGTTTGCATCCATCCTTGCCAGCCTTTGCGTGCCAGTAATCGACGAAGTGGTTCGCTTGCGAATCCAGGTTGATGGGGGACAAACCATCGGCGTTGCGAATTTCGGCCCCCTTGTCCTTCCACTCCTGCGGAACCTTAAAGTCAGCAGGCAGCCGCGAAGCGCGGCGCTGTGGCGACTCTTGTATTGGTTCTTGGTTTATTATTGGTTCTTGGTTTAGTTTAACGCGCGTACCATTGCTGGGCGCATCGCCTAAGGGATTGATATTCCAGCGTTTAGCTGCTCGTTCTTGACCAGTTATTGACCGTTTATGAGCCCGTTCTAGCTCAGTTATGACCCGGTTATTACCCAGTTGTGACCCAGTTAGAGTCAACTTATGACCCACTAACAGCTCAGTTATGACCCTCTTAATCCGGTTTCGCTTCGCCTTGACGATGCGGAAAAGGCGCTCATCGTCAACCGGTATGGGACCTCCGGTTGAGGCGATGAGATCGCACACCGTGCGATAAATGCCATTTTGCTCGGGCGTAAGTCCTGCGACGCCGACGAGCCATTCGTCTGGATGATGTTCAATGTATCGTACCTTCATCGGACTTTCTTACAAAAAAAAGCGTTATGAAAGATTAACCACCACGCGAGCGCGGCTCGTTTAACGTCTTGAAAACGGTACATCATTCCCGTATATCCCCCATCCGAGCCACACACGACACTCCCCCCCAGGTTGGGTGATGGTTCACGCTGCAGTCAGAGACTGCAGTTAGACGCGGCCCCGGACCCCCGCCCCGCCGGTCCGGGGCCGCTCATCTTTCGGTTGTAGGCCGCTCCGCCCTGTCGTGAGAAAGCGCGCATGCAGCTGTCTCCCAAGGCCACCCGATCATCGGCCTGCCCCTGGCGGGAATGTGCGGCGAGACCGGTTGCACATCTTCGAGCCGCCATGCGAATCGCCCTGGCGAATAATCACCAAACAGGTCTGGCTCTACAGATTCGGCGGGCAGAGACTCCGCCAAGACTGCCGTGCAGACCACGACACCGCGAGGCAAGCGATAGACCGAGCCATTCACCGCCGACATGATCGCGAGAGCTGTTTCACGGTCTAATCCAACGAGAGTGATTTCGCGCTTCGCCGCATGGATGGCGATGCGCTGACCGAGCAGTCGCTGCGGTGCGGCGAATGATCTGGTCTCGAATTTCTTGACTCCGACGGCGATGAGGCTCGCATACGGTTGCCACAACGTAAGTGCTGGAATAATCACGCGGCGCTCGGACGTCCCGGCCATAGGTCCGGCCGGATGGCGATGATGTCGAGCGCTTGGTTCAACGCGTCGGCGCGCACCGCAGCGATGGCGCGAATGCCGGCGATGCTCACGAGGCAAACGTTGCCGTCGTCCAGGATGACCCCGCCACATTTAAGGACCAGGTTTGTCATGCCCTCGTCGTCTAAAAGCGGGCGCATGTCGGCGGCGAGCAGGCGCTCGATGTCGAGCCGCTCGATGCTCATTCTGCGGCCTCGAATCGCTTGGCGCGAACCTCTGTTAATGAGGCCCAAGGCTGATGCAATGTAATCGCCGGAATAATCACGCGTCGCTCGGTGGCTGCGGCCAGAGATCCGGTCGGGTGGCAATGAGGTCGAGAGCCCGGTTTAGTACGTTCGAGCGGACGGTGTCTTTGATCCGCGTGCCGCCGACCTGGACGTACCACTCATCGCCGACTTCGACGATGACCCCACCACATGCGTAAAGTATGTCGGTCATCGCCGGCTCTTCGAGCAGCCAACGCATATCGGCGCCGAGCTGCCGCGCGATGTCAGGGCGGTCGATGCTCATCGCCGCTTACTCCCCAAAAAACCGGAGGGTTGCCCCTCCGATAAGTTGTGGGAGGAAACACCGGCCGTCTCCGACCGGCCCTCAGCGGCCCGATAAACCGCCGAAGCTCGTCGCAGCTTGAATTGCTGCCAATAATCCTCGCTGAACGCGTCGGCGCATTGCTCACTACAAAATTGTAGCTTGGTGGCGCGCGGCAAGTGACCGCGGCACCACACGCACCTGCGCAGCGGCTCGCTCATCGCAGCGCCCCCAGGAATAGCTCTAACGTCGTGGCGTGTGCCGGTGTGCCAGCCCGCCCGCCACCAAGGACTTCGGCGCACGGCAGTGGTAGGACCTCAATACCGGGGGACAGCGCCCAGCGCTTCTCAGGCCATACAGACCAGACGATCGCATCACGATCGCGGTAGACTCCCTCCAGGAGCGCCTTCAATAAATTATCGATATCCGGGGTCTGCGTATGGGGAGTGCCTGCGGCTTCTAGCTGCTTCGTTTTGGTCCAAGAAGGTGGAATCGGCATCCAGAAGATAACCTTGGATGGTATTGGCAACTCGACGCGCCGAGCCGCGACCTCATCACGGAATGCAAAGTATTTCTTAACGGCATCACGCTTAGACCAGTGATCTTTCTGGGTCATGCGCGGCGCCGCCATTGGGCAGATGGGGTAGAAGGCCATTGCGGATTATGTCTGGCCGTTTGACCAGTCAAATAAGTCAAACTGTATAGCTAGACCGATTCGGTGCATTGCCTCTAACTGCTCACGCGCCACAGCGCCCTTGTCCTCAAGGCGCAGCTTCGCGAGTTTTTTCATTGCAGCGATGTCGCGGGGCGCGAATTCGCGCTCGACGCATTCGGCAACGACCTCTTTGAGGTCATTAGCGGCAACCTTGGTTTGGCGCAGGCACTCTTCCATGCGCTCGACCATGCTTTTAGTCAGGGTCGAACGATCTAAATCAAAGATTTTAGCGAAGTCGCGCTCGGGTCCTGAATCGTCTTTAGGCATGACCGTTTCCCCCTTAGTGTTTTAGCCGCTCCCACGAGCGCATCCTGCCGCGGCACCCGGTACAATAGCCGTAAGAGCTGCCGCCGCGTTTGCTGCCCCATCGCTCGTAGGCAGCGAGGCCATCTCGCACATAACAGTGCTCACCGAGGTCACATTCGGTCGGCGTGATTGCCGAGCGTCTAGCCTCGAACAGCGCGTCCCGCTGCGCCGCGTCAAAATCGGTATGATCTATTAGGCTCATTTGTCGTTCCCCCTCAGTTACCGCTCGATCTCAGGCATTGGACGTGCTATCCATCTCGTGGATGAGCTGTAGCGGGTTCATCGGCGGGCGATCCCCTCACCTGCCCCACCGGGCGCTGGATATCCCCCCATCCAGCGCCCGGTTTCGTTGTGGCTCCGTTTGTGCCGGGGTAAGCGCCATCGCGAAACCGCTGCCGTTTCCCAAAATCCCGAATATTTTCGGCGGAAACGCTAGGCATACGGCGCTTTCGGCCATCGCGGCCACGGTTTGCTAAACCGTTAGGCGTCGTAAAGCGCCTCGTGGGTTCGAATCCCATCCCCTCCGCCATTTCAATCACTTAGTCGTCTCGCTTCGTTTGAGACCACTTGTACCTGTTCCGGCTTTTGTGCCGGCTTGCTCGTCAGGCGTTAGGAATGAGAGGTAAATCTCAGTTACCTTGACGGAGCTATGGCCGAGGATCTGGGATAGCGTATAGATGCTGCCGCCGC